ATGAAATCATTTACAGAAATGAAGGTTTATCCTAAAAACTGGGAAACCTTAAAATCCACAGGCAAAAAAATTTGGGAAATCCAATACACCTTTATAAATAATAAAGGCATTGAATACCCTCGAAGAATTAAAGGAATGAATCATATTAAAGATCATTCTGAGCGTGTTATAGAGACAAAAAAAATAATGGAGGATGAAACCTTCTTATTAAGCCGGGGATGGAATCCTATTACAGAAGAATTTGAAGAGATAACCGACACCATAGAACTTATTCATGGTAAAATTCCATTTTTACAATCTCTTGATATGGCGCTAAAAACATTTGATATTACCGAAGGTTCAGCAGGTGATATGAAAAATTCTCTGATACACATATTTAAGTACAGTGTAAAGTTAAAGCTACATTTAAAAGACATTCAAGATGTAACAAAAGGAGATATAAAACAATTACTTATAACCATGTCTATGGACGGACACTCTAACTACAGAATAAATAAAACCAGAACACATTTATCTAAATTTTTTGCCTTTTTCACTGAGTTAGATATATTCGAGGTTAATTTTATTGAAGGTATAAAAAGACTAGAGCATACTCCAAAAGTTAAAAAGATTATTCGAACCGATAATGATTGGGAGAAATTTCACAAGCTTCAAACTATTCACCCTAGATTACATAGATTCGCTATAATATTCTTTTATTCAGGAAGCCGCATTGAGGAAATGTTAGGTGTTACAAAAGATGATGTTGACCTAGAGAAAGGTATATTCTATATAATGCTAAAAAAAGGTGGAAAACATATCAGAACAATGAGAGCTATCAATATGAACGCTTATGATTTATGGCAGCAAGTAATGTATGAAACCGGATCTGGCCAGTATTTATTTAGTCATAATATGAAAACTGGAAGTAATAGACTGCATCGTCAAAGCGCTTATAAACTTTGGAAGAAATATGCCGCAAAGGTAGATCTTCATGTTACATTATATTCTCTAAAATATGCATTCTTAAATCAAGTATCAAAAATGCTTGGATTACAAAAAGCCCAGGAATTAGCTGGGCACACAACAGATAGAACAACTAAAATATACGCTATTGATTACAAAGAGCATCAAGTAGAACGAAATAAAAACATTGATATAAAAATTGGTTAAAATAAATCCTCCTTAATTGGGGGATTTAATATTAAAACTCTACTCCATTATCTAAAAGCTCTTCAGACATTTTAATTATTTCTTCTTCAGATGGAGGTAATTGTTGGCTTACGGTATATATATAAGATAGATGTTGCATTATTTCCTTGTCCTGTAATGCGGATAATAAAACATATAATTTCACCCTACTTTCATTTGCAAAGTAGTCCTCATCAAAGCTTGGAATATTCTGTAATGCATCTTCATATTTTGTTTTGAAGTATCCATTAAATTCAAGTCCTTTCTGTATTGCTTCTCCTGCAACTAAAGAAAAAGCATCATTCATATACCCGTCAATATCTTCCGGATCATCAATAAAATATTCTACAAGTAAACTATATATGTCCATTATACTAAAACAGCATTAAGATTTGGATTATAATTTTGAAAAGAGAATGACTGGATATCCCTATCATTTAACCATTCTTTTTCAGCTCCTTTATTAAGGACTACCGGCATTCTATATTTTGTGTTGTGGATTTCAGCCATCAACTCATTCGCCTCCGTTGTAACTATTGAAAATGTTTTCAGTTGTTCACCTGATTCCTTATCGGTCCACAATGAATAAATACCACCTAAGGCAAACGGTTTATTTCCATTGTCTAAGTGTATGAAATATTTTTCTTTCTGTTTACCTTTTGGATCCAACCATTTCCATTCATAAAAGCCATTTACTAAAACCAGACATCTTTTATGTATTGAGTTCTTAAAAGAAGGTTTTTCTGAAATAGTTTCAATCCTGGCATTTAAAGTATTCTTCTGAATATCTCTGTTTTTTGCCCAAAATGGAATTAAACCCCAGTTACCTAAAACAATTTCAGACTGGTTATTATCAGTTATAATTGGAACATTTGGATGTGCAAATCCTGAAACAAAACCTTCTTCAATATAATCTCCTTCTACAATTTTTGTATCAAAATTATCTTCCAGTTCCTTTTTATTTAATTTCATTGAAATGTAGAAGCACATAATTATATCGTTTTATTAGAAATATCATCCCTGATAATAGACTCTACTCTACCCATTATAATTACAACATCATCATCTGAAACTTTTATTTCAGGAAAATCTTTGTTATCTGGCACCAACTGATTATTATTCAAATCAAGTCTTTTAGTAGTAAACTTTGAATTGTTAAATGACACCACTGCAAAATCACCATGTTTAGCCTCTTTATCTGCTCTTATAATAAGTATATCCCCTTCCATTATAGTTGGATGATTTGATCTTCCTTTAGCCTTTGCGAAGTAAGTACTTTCCGGCTTACTAAGATATCTTTCGTCCAAACTTAATTTTTCACCTTCAAAGTCTTCTGCAGGTGATGGAAATCCATTTTGTACACTCGGAAATAATGGTGCATATTTTTTAATTGCATCATCCTTGATATTGATAAGTTCAATATCTTCAAATTCTATTTTATTATGTAGTGGTACTATTTTCATTATTCTACTTCTATCAGTTCCTCCCATTTAGTAGTGTATCTGGGTGAAAGTTTCTCTTGTTTCATTTTTTCACGTCTTCCAAAGTCTTGAGAGGCAAGTTTTACAATTGGATTCGGAAGTGCTTTATTAATCTTATCCAAAGCTTTCATGAGTTCACCATGTCTCGAATCTTCATTATCAAAAAGATTAAATTGCCTGAACGGAACCGGACTTATCTTACCTACTATAACTCCGGCTTTTTTATACGCAAATCCATCAATAAATATTTGATTAAGTGCATTAATAGCATATTTTGAAATTGTAATACTCGAATTAGTCGGCTGGGGAATTCTTACCCGGATTGAGTTAGAATATTGCTTCTGGTCCTTCCTGAAGAAATTAGTATGTATAAATACAGTAACCTCGGAACAATAAGAACCTTCTTTGCGCAATTTTTCGGCACAACGTGATGCGAATGTAGAAACCCGTTCTTTTATTACATCCTGCTCTCTGTAATTTTTATCAAAACTTCGAGTAGTAGCAATAGCCTTTTTACGTTTCTTTTCTTCAAGTTCTATATACTCCTCCCCCAGAAGTTCTTTTTTCAAGCGCAATCCAACTACACTCATTTCCTTTTTTACATAGTAGTCTGGAAGCTGAGTAAATTGATACGCATTTGCAACTCCTTGAAGAGATAGTTTTTTAGAAAATTGCCTGCCTATTCCCCAAACATCCTCTATTTTCAACCACTTTAAAGCTTTGATACGCTTTTCTTCAGAATCAATAATATAAACACCTTGTGTAAAATCTGGAAATTTCTTCGCAATTCTATTTGCAACTTTAGCAAGTGCTTTTGTTGGGGCATAACCTATCGAAACAGGAATTCTGGTATTTACAAGAACATCGGACTTCATTTTCAATCCATACTTATGAAGATCATATTTTTCAAAACCATTGAATTTTAAAAATATCTCATCTATTGAATATACTTCAACATCTGGAGTATACTCAGAAAGTATCTTCATTACTCTTTTACTCATGTCTCCATAAAGGGCAAAATTTGTAGAAAAAACTTTCACATCATTATCCTTGAATAATTTTTCATATTCAAATGCTGCAGCTCCCATTGGAATACCTAATGCTTTTGCTTCATTAGAACGAGCAATAGCGCATCCATCATTATTAGATAGCACAACAACAGGCTTTCCATTTAACAATGGATCAAATGACCTTTCACAAGAAGCATAAAAATTATTACAATCTACCAGAGCATACATAACGCAAAATTATGCTCTTATTTTATCATTTTGAAAACAATATTTTAATACAATTAAAATCAAACTAATATTTAACACATTATATATTATAATATTAAATATAATGTTGTTTAAAAAATAAAATTGTTCCGATTCTTCGGAACACAATACCGTAAGAAAAAGAAAAACCCCGAGGTTAGTCGGGGTGTAATATTCTGATCAGATTAGAAAAGCTATTTTAACTCTTCAGCAATCATTACTTTTTCGTTAATGATATTTTCTTTTATTTTTTTTGCTAATTCAGAAGATGAGTTAAAGGAAAAATAAAAGTCATAAGATCCTCCTATTATTCCTTTTTCTGGTATATATATAAAACGGTCAATACCTCGATACGTACTATAATAATCAGCCGTCCTATAGTTGTCTAATGTCCAAAATTGATATGCATTATTTCCATTTAAAGTATAAATTTTTGATAAATAATTCCTTGCGTAAATAGGAAATGAAAATGAATAATCTGTTTCATAGGGACTCAATGGAAACCCCCTATCAGGTATTTGCTCACGATAACTTTTCTCCATTTCCTTTATTGTAACTATAGGTCCATTAATGTCTATTGTTCCATAGGCAGGTATAAAGGGAAATTTATAGCTTTTTACATAAAAGTATTCTATTAAAGTCATTTTTGGTACATAGTATTCTCCATCTATCTTCTTAACTAATCCATATTTTAAGGTTTTCTTTTCAGAAATATTATTCAGATACCTTTCCATAATAAATTCTTTAAGTTGTGGTCTGGTTAAAATGTCTTTTTTTATAGCATTTATATCGATTTTTATCCAGTTTTCATTGCCTTTAATATCTGGTAAGGCTGATATTAATAATACTGCATTATTATATAAAACATTATAAATCTCCACACTTTTATCAAATCCATAAAGTTCTTTTGTATTTAAGGTAAATTTATTAATTACATTATCCCCATATACATTTTTAAGACTATCTAATACAATATAATTTGTATAATATGTCTTTTTATTATCCTTCTGTGCAAAAAAACTATTTGACAGAATTATCAAAAAGACAGTTAATAAAAGTTTCATATTTATTCTCATCTTAAATAATATTTTAATTGTTATTGCATCTTTGTCCCAATGCAGCTGTGGAACCATCTTTTTCATGTTGGTTAATTTTATCATATCCTTTTGGCATAGAGCTATCATCTAATATACCTCCCATAGCTAAAGCCTCAGCTCTGTCAGATGGATATTTTGGATTGTATTGAAGAATGGCATTCTTTAATCCACTGATAAATGGTCCCATACGGTTATGATTTTGATCAGTTCCAATAAATTTAAATTTCTTTGAAACACTTCCGTCTTTGAATGTAATATCATAGCTTTCCATAGCTGGATATTTTGAATAGAAGCTACTAGATCCTAGATTTGTCCATTCATATAATAAATAAGCATGAAGTACTTCATGATACATTGTTGCTAAGATAAATTCTTTTGTTGCTGTAGATAACATTCCGCTATCAAGAGTAATCGTTGCATTAAAATAATTTTTATCTCCTATCATATTTGTTCTGCCATCATGTTGTCCTAAATCACCTGTTTTAAAAGTAACATTAATTTTATTACTAACACCAAAGGTTTCCACTAATAATTTAGCAATATTATTGTCCAAATATGGTAAGTCTTGAGCTATCGCAAAAGCACAAGGATATTTCTGTAAATCTGTAATGTCTATTTTATCAGCCTCGTCTATGGGTGGCGTGCTTTCACCGCCTCCTCCAGGATTTAAACGAATACATTGTTCAATTCCAGTACAATCAACTGCTCCATCACCTCCCATACCTGGCTCTCCTTCTCCTGGCATGCCAGGTCTAATGTTATTGCCTCTACTTACTGTTATTACAACTTCCTTAATGAGTGTTTCACCTCCAGCTATTGGTTTTATACTAGCATTAAGATTCAGTTTGTTCGATTGACTCAGGTATTTATCTAAAGCTTCTTGAAAAGATGTCCCATACTCTTTGTAAATAGAGGTTTGATTGTTATATGTAAAGAATTTTACTAAGGTTTCTTTGTCTGTAAGAAGCATTACCACAAGCTCTTTAACTTTTGTCCCTTGGACTCTTGGATAGACAACCCATTTATCACCATTCTTTTCTTCTATTGTTTCAGAACGAATATTAAACTCTACATAAATATCCTTTTTGCCTGATGTAAGAACAATTTGTCTTTTACCAGCACTGGCAGTAAGATTATTTATTACAAGATTGTTATTGATCCCAGATAAATTAGTGTTCTTTTTCTCATCATATTTCTTCATTACCAAAGCAAATCCATCAGCATAATTGACAGGCTTCCAATCCTTCGGAACAAAAACAGCAAAACGTTTGTCTTCTATTTGTTTTTGAGTTATTGCTCCATCTTCTGAACGACAGGAAGATAATAGAGATAAAATTAGAAGTCCCCATAATGCAGGATAAAATAAATGTTTTTTCATATTTGTTAAATTTTGTTTTTTCGGTTCGTTAAACTTAAAAATAATTTTTCACATATTTATTTAACATATTTTATTTTCTATTACGGGGAACCATAATGAAGTGTAAAAAGTTTAATTATTTTGATTTAAGGCAAAGAAAAAGCCTCCATTGGGAGGCAAATGCTATCACTTGAAAATAATAAGTTAAGTTGCAGATATTGAAATCATTTTCCAAAAAATATCATCTCCATGGGACTCTAATTTTTGATTAATAATAGTTGTATATATATCATCTGAATCAATTGGACTATATTCTATTACTACATCATATACTAAATCGGTTTTGTCGGTTTTAGATTTATCTGTAATACTTATAAAATGATCATTATTATATTCTATCTTATTAATAACTTTATCATCAGGAAAATAAATTAATTGAGAAGGTAATGGTATAACTGCGGCAACTTCCTTTGATCCATTTGTTTTATCAGTGAAGTTGAATTCAAAATTAAAATTAATAATTTTTGCGGGGGCATTCTTAGTTCTTATTATAAAAGCATTTAGTTCTGGAACAACCTTGTTTTTTTCGTTAGTGACCGACGAATTCTCTATAGTCAAGAAAGGCCTTACATTTCGCTTATTAGAATTTTTTAATTCTTTTAATGAATTATTAGATATTCTTGTAGTAATAATATTATATACCAAGGTACAAACGAGAGCTGCTATACTAATAAAAAGAGGATAATTACTTGATACTTGTTCGTTCTGAACAATATTAGTACATAGAATTGTGTAGATTTGTTGCATATTTTTTCCTCAAATCTAGAATATTTTTAATAAAAATCCCAACAATTCGTGCTGGGATAAAAACATCTCAATTTTTTAAGTTAATACTATGCTGCTTTCAGCTTGTTGTAATAGTTTAGAACGGTAGAATATCCCTCAGGAACGCCAGATTTTATACCGGCCATTATTCTACGAGCTGTAATTAAACTACCGGCATCACCCATTTTAGTTTTATTCCAATAATCAAGAGCTGTCAACAGAGCATATTCTTTTGTAGCTAATAGATCCGGATTACTGACAAAATCAACTCCTATTCTTTTAGAAATAGCAGAATATGCAAATTTACCTGTAATCTGAATAAATCCACGGCCCCGGAACTTATAACCATCACCATCTCTATCATTACCCAGTCCAAGATTTGGAAAAATACGGCTGTCATATACTAGATTACCCAGTTTAGCAGGACTCCTCAGGTATTCTGCCGGATTATAGTTCTTTCTAACAAAAGCACGGGGAAACACCTTTATTAATTGTGCAGTTGTTGTATAATTCATATTTTCTACAAATAGCTTAAATCCTCCTGTTTCATTTAAGACATTAGCAAAAAAAATGTATATGTTTTCATCAGTTGTAATTCTTCCATATTTGGCAAGAACTTCACCTACATTTTCAGGAACCATAGCTATATTAGCTCCTACAGCTTTTAATTTTCTTAAGATTAATTCATTCGTCATGGTTAGTTATTATTTCTTTATTCTCATTAAGTTTATATCAGCTCCTACCTTGAAGTATTTCATCATTTGACCATTGTTAAACTGCCATATAAGGCCAGTGCCTACATTCGGGCTGACGAATCCATCAGGGTTAAGTCTAAGCAGTACACCGGAAGAAAAACTATTTTGATCAGGATTTTTAATACCAAACTGAATCTGGTTTTCCAGCACCAATTGAAGTCGATCCCGTTGCGGTTCTACGAACTTTTTGAAATGCTCAATATCTGTTGGTCTAAAATTCGGATCTGGGCTGCTAAAATCTAAAACTGTTTCAGGTTTTTGCCAAAGGAATATTTTATTCTTCTTCTCTACCTTAGCATAATTAAACTCCGCATTATACTGATAATCCGCCTCAGACTTTCCGTCTTGGTTCTGCCTTGATACTATCTTTAAATATTTATTCTGATATGTAATAGTTACAATCTTATTGTCAATTTTCACATCTGCAGAAGGAAGAGTCCCGGATATAACAGCTTTGACTTTGGTAAATTCTTGCAAATCCTCAGATTTTGCATTTAATGCTTTCAAAGTTTTTTCCTGAATTTGCTGCTTAGTGGATTGGGTTACAGTATTTTCGTAATTCAATGATGATTTTTCTGTCATCTGAATATGATTTATTCCATCTTGGTCGGTATACTTCTTTTTAGGTATAGTTTCTGATAACGGCTTATCTTTGTACTTTAATAGTTCTGCATACTCTTTTTCCTTACTTGTGGGATTGAACCACCCATAAAAGGTATTAGCAATTAATACAATACATGCAAGTGCTAATATTCCGATAATTGTGTTTCTAGTTCTCATGGTTACTTAATGTTTTAAGATGTTGTTGATAAGCGGTTGTGCTTTTTTTATGTAATCGTTATCAAGGCTATCATTTATTTTAGCTGAGTCTTTTTGTTTTCTCAGAGCCTGATTTTTCTTCTCAATGATATTATTCTTTTCAAGGAGACTGTAGACGAGATATTTATTCTCGTCAATACAGTCTTTTTTTTCAGTGGTAATTTCCTCTATTCTATCCTCATAAGTCCCTTTGATCACATAATAGCAAACGATAACCACAACAACCATCAAAGTTGCCATTGTTGGAATAGGTCTTCTCTGAAAGTTGCCAATTAGTTTTTCAATTGCGGTAATTTTTGTTTGCATTTGGTTCTTTAGTTTTTTGTGATTTGATTTTTACTGAGCAGGAGTGGTAAGCTCCGCAACGATAGCTTTGCATTCAGCAAGGATGCTTTCTTTTAATGCTTCGTCTCCAGGCTTTGTTCCTACCGTCTTGCTATCGAAAGTGTCGTTCTCTGGATAATAGCTACCTGTGATAGCATTATTACCATTAAATTCCTGATCTCCTGCTTTACCCCGCTGCACTGTGAATCCAATTAAGTATGGAGCTTTTTGAGGACTTACATTATAACTGTAATTAAATGTCACGGTATTACCGGAAATAATAGCTTTTGACTGGATTTGACGATTGTCTGAAATAATTGTTCTTGCAGTGTTTTCTGTGTTTGTGGTTGTTCCCATTGTATTTAGTTTTGTTTGTTATTTTTGTTGGAAAATAAAACCTGTGGTATCTACAGCAGTGTAGCCAGCCTGTGCGGGTTTCCCTTCCGATACTCTCATTATATTTACTATTTTTTTGGTAGGATCAATACCGTCTGTGTCCATATTGCCTAACTGTTCAATACAATACCATCCATCAGGTATATTATCAAACATATTTTTAGAATTCTTATATCCATTGTATTGTTTGTTGCCTTCAGAGTATATATTTCGACCTGCATCATACAGATATGAATCTTTATTACCAATCAACTCAAACCTAGTAGGGTTGTTAGTGTATTGCCACATATTGTTACGAATTCGATCATGGAAATATGTAAAATCACTTGTTGCAGAGTTGGAAGAAAGGTCAACAAGCCTATATAGCATGAAGCTTTCAGAAATTTCTGAAACAAAATAAATCCCATTCTGTCCAATTTGATATACGAGTAACCCGTTATTATACCATTCTTCTGTTATCCTTCCATTTATAATTCCCGTACGCTTTGCCAGAATACCAGATGTATTGTACAGCTCATCTATGTAGTTGCCATTTATAACTCCACGTCTCCTTATCATTACACCGTTAAGAAATTGGTATTCCACTCCATAATCGTCAATATACCAAGGAGCCGTATTTTTTCCTGCATACGCTGAGCCTGCATATAGTCGCACAGATTGTCTACCTCTATCTGTAACCCCTGAAATTCCTGCATTTGCCCCAACTACATCACCAACTTCTAGCGTTCCAGTTGCAATAACATTATTGTTAATAGTAGTACTTAAGAATGATACTTTTTGACTTGTTATATTAGAAGTAGCAAGCGCATTGTCTGCCTGTGCTTTTGCCAAAGCTGTCTGCTGTTCATTTTGCTTGATTTTATTATCAACATCCTCCGGCGCAGGTGTCCAGTCTGTAGACTTGTTACCACTTTCCAACTGTAGCCATGATATTTCAATTCTGCCTGTTAAAAAGGTCATGTATAATTTTTCAAAATTGCCACTGTTAGTAAATTGATGTGTAACAATAGTTTCTGTTGTTATGTTAGAAGTATTTGGTATTTCCTCGTAACCTGTACCATTGTAAAACCTAATATTTCGACCATCGCCTTGTCCTTCAAGTCTTTTAATTTTAAAGGATAGAATGAGTAACCCTTGTTGAACATTGGAAGTATTCCACTTGCAATATTCAGTTGCATTGGTCAATTGAAATCCCCCAGCTTCCAATTGTAATGATGCCCCACCGCCCATTTCTACAGGCACATTTTTAGATTGTAGTATTAAATTACGACCACCAATTTCTATATTGTTAACTAATATCTGTGCATGCTGTTTAGCTGACTCCATTTTTGCTGTTGCATCTGCTATTGCTCTGGCTTCTTCTGCGTCTACTATACCATCAGCATAAGCAGCAGCAGCAATTTTAGCCAGATTATCTTGTGCATCTGAATAAGCTTTCGATGCTACAATACTTTCTGCTTTTGATTGATCTATATTAACCTGTACCTGTCCAAGTGCCGGGCTATCGTTCGTAAAAGTTACTTTACCGATAATTTCGCCTTTGTCTAAGTCAATGATTAATCTCCTGTTAACAGAAGCAATTTCCCCAGCTGTAATTTGTCGTCCATTAACCTGAGAAACCCCATAGTTAGCATCAAAGATTCTGAAACCATTTGACGGTGAATAAAGGTTTCCGATTAGAAAGTGATAATAATTTGGCTGCGAATCAAAAACAATTCTGTCTGGAGTTATAACGAACGTTCCGTAATCTCCGTTGATGTCACATTTAGCATATACATAATAACCCTGATTAAGCAGATTGCTTACTGTTAATGCTGAAAGATTCCATACTCGCTCTGCACCGGAACTTGTTTTAATACCAAAGTGCACAAGTCTACCTGCTGTTGCCCGGAATGAATTTGGATCACTTCCTAAATTAGGAGTGAAAACAACTTCTTCCAGTTGGAACCAACGAGATTTTGATCCGGAAGAAAGCATACCAACGTCAATTGTATCAGCTTTTATGTGACTTCCGTCCATTTTTCCGTCTGCATCAAAATACATTGAAAAACGGTCTTCTACACGTCTATATCCATCCAGATAACTTTGGCGGTTAATGACTTTCTGAGAAGCAATTTCTTTCTGAAGGTCTTTAATATTATTGACAATCTCCTTTACAAGTGATATTTCATAAGAATCTGCAACATCAAAAGAAGTATAAGTGTCTGTTAACAGGTCTTTCTTCAATGAGATTATCCGCGAAGCTTTATCAATCCCAAAATCAGCATCTTTTATAGGAAGCAAATCACCAATTCCGATTTCTCCTTTATCTTGAAGAAATAACGGATCAACGTTAAGCGTATATTTTACATTGTTTTGAGATACTTTCTGGTACTCCTTTACAGTTTCGTCATATAACTTCTGTTCAGCATTAGTAATATATTGATCAGGCATCATAATGTCTATAAGCGTAAATTCATCACCAGCAGCAAACTTGAATACTGTTGTATTGTCTGGAAATTTTTGTCCTCGTTCGTCCGCAAACTGCTTTAATTTGAATGTTTTTGTAGAGTGGATATAATCCACCACTTCAAAGTCGTAGCCTGCCAAATCGCCCTTTGTAACACTTATTTTGGCAGGAGTTCCGGCAATAAGATATTTAGTTGATCTATCAGCTTTTTTTTCTTTAAGATCAAAATCCATATTAGAGACTGAAATTTCCTGAACACCATTTGCAAGTGATCTAACACCCGAAACTTTACCTTTGAAAGTTGGCTTTATATCTGGCGTGAAAACATCTTCTACATATCCAAATAGGTCAATAGCTGCTTGATTGGAAATGTAATCACCAACAGCAACAGGCATACGTAGTCGTGGAGAATATCCGCGGTAATCTACTGGAATATTCTGAGAACTTCCATAGGCATAGAGAACGGTAACAACTTCTGAATCATTAGCCCTTGCGCGGGATAGATCATACAAACCGTTACCCATACCATATTCAACAGTAAACGGTAAGGTTTTTCCGATTTTCTCTCTAATGTTTAGTGTGAATTTTCCTCCGGCTTCTACAATATCAAATTCAACATTGAATTCTTGGCAAATCCTCTGAAGAACCGCAAGGCAATTCTCATTATTGAAAGTAAGGGTTTTGGTTTCTGTATTGGAAGGGAAACTTCCTAGAATCCACTGATTATCTTTCTTGTTAGCATTATTGATGAGCAGGTATAAAAATTCATTTATCTCTCCGGTTAAAGGAAACTCATTAGTTGTTTTATTTCCTTGGGAATCCAAATTGAATACTTTCAACTTTCTCAATAGGAACGCAGGACCTTCAAAGCGAAGTTCATACGAAAACTGATCTTCAGCAAGCTTTTTAACAGGTGGAAGCATGTTAAGAAAAAAAGTCCTTCCTTCAGCTGTAACCTTATCACCAATATTTAAATCTAATGGATTAGCACATTCAACCGAAATATCAACATAGTCGTCTGACATCAGTGTACGGGAAAGCTCAGCCTTAGTAACTGATCTAAAAGGCTTATAATTGAACAGATCAATTGTAGTATTTTTTTTCTTTATTACAATTTCTCCCATAATATCTGTGCATTTGTGTTTAGGTTGGTTATTTCGTCTATGTTTCCGGCAATTGATATATAATGTTGCTCTTCTGGCGCAGGTGTCCAGTCTGTAGACATATTACCACTTTCCAACTGCATCCATGAAATTTCGATTCTACCTGTTAACCAAGTCATGTATAAACCTTGAATATTTCCAGAATTTCTGAAACTATGTGTAACAATAGTTTCTGTTGTTATGTTAGAAGTATTTGGTATCTCTTCATAGCCTGTACCATTGTAAAACCTAATATTGCGACCGTCTCCCTGACCTTCAATTCTTTTAATCTTAAACGACAGAGTGAGTAACCCTTGTTGAACATTTGAAGTATTCCACTTGCAAAACTCTATTGCATTTGTCAATTGAAAGCCACCTGCTTCTAACTGTAATGAAGCTCCACCGCCCATTTCTACAGGCACATTTTTAGATTGTAGTATTAAATTCCTTCCTAAATAATTGCCTACAATATCTCTTACAGGTACATTAGTATTAATACTCACATCTCCTTTTGCTTGTTGTGATTTACCATCGATGTTTATTATTACAGAGCTTGGAGTATTGAATGAAAGTTGCAGATTTGTGGACTCAGAATAAAGTACTTTTTTTATTGGTTCTGGCTCTAATAGTTTTATTGTAAATGTTCCAAAGTTTTGACCTTCTTGTTTAACCTCATTCAATACAGTTTTATCCGAAAGAATAATATCATATACTCTTTGCCTGAAAGAGAACACCTCTACAATAAGACGTTGTGTTCCTATTTTTGAGAATTCAGATGTAAACAAATTAAATTGGTTTACCATTAAATCCCAATCATTCCCAACTATAAAACAATCTAATTCTATTATACGCTCTTCATACTTGGGTTTCGAATTCAAATTATATTGTCTTCCATTTCTACCTGGCCAATTATAACTTTGACGTTCTTTTTGCTTTAGATCATCACCTAATCCCCTTGAAGAAGAAACTTTAATTCCAAAACTCTCAAAGTTTTTACCATTTATGGACCAGTTTATTTTTCCCATGATCTCTGATGTATTATTGCGTTTCCTTTAACAGTTCCTCCGTATTGGAATACGGTTACTTTTGCGTTTTCTTCAGCTTCAATTTCGACAGTAACTCCGTCGGCGATTGTCACATAAACAATTGAATTGTCTTTTGCTGTTATTTTAACATGTGATTTGTGCCGGATGTATATTTCTCCTATGTTGTACTCATTATACTCTAATTCAGACTCTGATTCTCCGAAAAAACCAATCTGTTTAGCGTTTTCTTTCTTTACTTTAGCATCAGTGTAAAGTCCATACAAAAAAGTTGTTTTATATTTTCTCAAAAGACCAAGTGAAGGAAAGTCATTTTCCATTGCCCAGTCAGAACCCTTGAAAAACATTTCACAGAAATCCTTCATGGTCGCTTTTGCCATATCCTCTCTCCATGGTTTACAAATACCCTTCTCAGTTGCTAATTTTATTATGTCTCTCATAATCCTATTCCTCTTAATCCGTTGTTATTTGTTATTTTGCTGTTGAGTTCAGCCATATTCTTGTCTATGCTATGTAGACGGCTGGTATTGAATTCAATCTTTGATAATTGTATAAGTGATTCACGCATTGCAGTACTACTTTTATCCTGCATTTCAAGCATCTTTCCTTGAACTATTCTCATAGCATTTAATTGTGATACTAATTGCCCTGCTTCCTCAGAAGTAATAGATTTTACAGCTCCTTCAAGTCCTTTCGGTGATGTATTAGCATCTTGGAAGAATTCTTTATACTGTTCTAAGAATTCCTGCTGGCTTTTGGTAGCATTTTTCATTCGCTCTTTGAACTCATTCATTTGCTGAGCTGTCAGAGGAGTAAATGTTCCGGTTCCATCTTTATTTATTCCAGATTTTTGAAGCATATCATCGAAAATGCTTCCCATGCTTTTTTCAAGTCGGGAACGAACCCAAGCCTTTGCCATGTTAGCAAAAACATCATTTGCTTTTTTATCAAGGGAATCAAGAGCATCCTCGCCTTTTGCCAAGGCCTCCACTAGTCCGTCGGTAAATTGACTCGCAAGATCTTTTGCATCAGTCTGAAGAAAATCTTTGGCTATACTATCAACTAAATCCTGATACTGACGATCAAGAACTTTTATCTGTTCCTGATAATCCTGCATTTTCCCTTTATCACTTTTCTTCTTGTCTCCCTCAATGCGGTACATTTCACGAAGTCTTGCCTGCTGGTCACGAATATTTTGTAAGCTTCTTTTGTTAGCATCATATTTATCCGAACCAAGGGCTTTATTAGCTGCATAGGCCAAATCTTCATAAGTAGATTTAAGTTCTTTTAATGCTCCTGCTTCTCGTTTTATAGCGCGTTCTTTTCTCTTGTCTCCTGATAAGGCACTGAATATAGAACCTATGAGCTGAACACCTGATGAAATCATTCCTGCTATATCTCCTGATGCAATGCTTTTACCCAAATCAAATGCAGCATTTCCTATAGCCATAATGTCATCTATAGCATCATTTGCAGCATCGTCAAAGCCGCCCAAAGCTTCTCCTATTTGCTTTATTCCATTCCCTACAGCGTTAAATACATTTTGACCTTTTTGCAGGTTTTCAATAAATCGTTTTTTTGCTTCAGCAGCTTTTAAGTCCGCTGCCACTCCTTTCTCTGTGGCTTTTCTTAATTTTTCTTTTGCTTTTATTGCGGCATCAGATTCTTTTCCCTCTTTTTCAACCGCTTCATTATATTCTTCCTGCGCTTGCTTTACTTCATTCTGAGTTTGTGATGAATCTTTTAAAGCTTTTTTATAACTGGAAAAATTATTTACAAGGTTTACGAACGGATTTTTATTTGCTGCACTTCTAACCCTTTCAATAGCTTTTTCTAATTCAGCGGTATCGGTAAGGGTTAAAGTTCCTTTAGATTTCTCCTTAAACTCTAAAAGTTTTTGTAAGATTCTATTTAGAGAATCGGATGTCATAAACTCCATATCTCCAAATGCTGCTTCCCATTCCTTAGACTGTTTGATAATGTCAAGCTCTAGTGCGGAATTAGCTTCTTTTTCCCCTCTGTCTATTTTTATAGCGTTTCCAGCATGTTGCTCGGAAGTTTCATTTTTATCATTTTCCTTCCTTAAATCATCAAATTCTTTAGTTATAGCCAGCTTTCTCTCTTCAAATGTCCTGTGCTCTTTTAAGAAATTTTCATAAGATGATTTTATTCTTTTCTCCTCTTCACGAGTAGCCTTTTTTACCTCTCTATTTCTATACGATATTTCTTCCTCTGTTGAATCCCCCACATCAGTTATACCATATTTTTTTAATTTAGAAATAAGCTCGGAACCCGAAAATTTAGACTTTAATACATCAATTTGGTTATTAATGCCCTCTATATATGTTTCGGCACCTTTATAGTCTTTTAAAGTATTTTTAATTAATTCTAAGTTTTGTGCCGTTTCTTTATCTGCTTTACCAGATTTAAGAAGCTTATCTATAGCAGCATCAGTTTCCTCTAAATACTGCAAAAAAGATTTATCTTTAATTTTCGGAAACATGCTATCAACATAGTCTTTTGAGTATCCCTGTTGAAGAAGTTTGTCACGGACACCAATTTGACGCTTTACTTCGTCCATTTCCTCACTGAAGGTTCTAGCTTGTGCATCAGCCTGAAGTTTTCGGACTTTTTTATTTATATCTTGAATTTGTTTTTTTGCCTCGTCAACAGAAACTACTTTTCCGGTATAATAAGGATTACCACTTTTGTCTTTATCTTTTCCATACTTGTCTAGCTTACGAAGCTTAACCATTCCGTTAACGGCTACATTGATAGCTTCATTGATGAGTTTTGCTCTTTGCTCAAGTTCTGCAATAGACCCTTTAGGAAATACTTCAGCTAATTGTTTATTATCCTTACTACTTTTGACACTAATTAAATCATTGTACCTCTTAATAAGAGCCATATTTTTCAACCACTCTTTTGATTGAGGCACTAATTCTTTATTGGCTTCTTTAAGCCTTATAACTTCCTCTTCATACCATCGTTGAGTGCCTTTTTTCGCGCCACCAGTTGCTATTTCAGGAGTAACATCATCTAAGCCTAAATAGTCGGAAACAAGTGTTTTAAATTGCGCTCTATCTTTTTTGAAACCTTCAATATATTTTTCGGCATATTTACGGCCGTCCTGCATTTTCCAGCCTCTTTTTTCAAGTTCATCAATTTGATTAATCTTTTTATTGTAGTATTTCAGATCATTTTCTTGTACTTTATTTCCTACTTTAAGTTGCTCTCTTGAATCTTTTACGGCCTCAGAATATTCACGTACGGACTTAGATAGTTTTATTAACTGATCACGCTCTTCAGCAGTTATTTTTTTATCAAAAAATGCATCTTGAACATTTCTGTAAAAATCACCTCCTTCTTTGAATTTGAAATTTTTAGATACAGTATCTATCTTTGTTTTGATAAGCGAATAGTTAAATTCATCCTTTGCATTTTTCTCTATAATATCTTTTACTGCGGCTAATTTTGCTTGTGCGGAAGCAAACGCCTGCATTTTTTTTATTACTTGATCAAATGCATCTCCCAATTTTAAGGTTGCTCTATATTGATTGTCTAAGGCCCCCCTAAATGTTGGATCAATAGCTATTAACTTATCATAAGCCTTTTTTCTATCTTCAAGCTTAGAGTTTTCACTATTAATAACAGCTATTAGATTTTGTATCTGTGCTCTTTTTTCAGAAACTCCTTTAGAAAACGTCTCAGTTAGTTGTTTCTCAATACTTTCCTGAAATTTCATTTCAGATGTAGCTTCCTTAGTAAGTCCTATAGCACGTTTTATTTCATCACCATAGACTATGTATGAAGAAACAACCAATGCAAGTGCGGCTAGAATAGCTCCATAAGGATTTGCAGAAGCTGTAAGATTAAATAATGCCTGTGCATCCGCAGCAGTTTTAATACTTCTCGCTAAACTTATCCAAGCAGATATACTTTGGCCAATAGCTACGGCTTTTTGAACTACGGCTGTTAAAATTAATGCAGCTCTATAAGCTCCATAAGTAGCTATAAGCACTTTAAGAACTTTTATTACTTCTTCGTAGTTTTCAACAAGATAAGCCAGTCCATCAATAGCATCATTTAAAATGCCTTCATTAGCTTCACCTATCTTATTTAACATCTGATCCCACGCATCCTCTAGGTTAGATATTTTACCAGATACAGAGGCTGATTGTTTTTCCATCAGGTTAAAAAACATTCCTCCTTCATTGGTTAAACTAAACAAAACATCTTTTACGTCTTTGAACCCAATTTTCCCTGCGGAAACCATAGCAGATATTTCAGATTCTGATTTCTTGAACTTTGCTGCAAGTTCAGCTACCATAGGAATACCAGCTTCAGTAAATTGTCGAAGGTCATCACCCATTAGTTTACCTTTTGCCTTTACTTGTCCATAAACAAGATTTATTCGGCTCAATGGTACGCCCAAACCAGATGCAATATTACCCATACGGGTAAGTGTGTCAACAACTTCTTTAGCAGGTATCTGAAAAGCCAACAACTGTTTAGCACCAGAAGAAACGTCTTGAAGAGAGAACGGTGTCTTAGCAGCTAGGTCAACCATTTGACCCATTAGCTGTTTCGCTTTTGCCCCATCTCCAAGCATTGTAGAAAAGGCAATTTCGGTTTTTTGAAACTCTCCACGAATATTAATAAGCTCCATAACGAAGCCTTTTAATGCATTTGCAGAGAAATACCCAGCTATTCCCAGTGACAAGTTTTTAAATGCAGAATCTATCTTACTGGTCTCTTGTTGAACAGTATTATTCAATCCTAAGATATCCTGACGCATTTCGTTTATGCCATTACGCCATTGCGTCAAGTCGATTCCTGCACCGAAGAATAAAGATCCCTGAGTATTGTTCATTACTGGTATTGCTTGAGTTTTTCTATAAGCTCATCAGGACTCTGTTCTGTGAGTTTTATAGATTTGGTATTTGTATTAGTTTTTTTATCGTCGTCTTTGTCGTAATCGTAATCCGGGCCATCTATTAGCATCCGTTGTACAATTCGCCAATCAACTTCCCAAAGCAGATATTCTAAAGACCAACTGAAATGATGACATATTTGCCCTGCATTTCCGTATATGGAATTGAGACCCTTTACTCTATCGGCTTCGCTTTGGTCGGACGGTTCCCGTTCAACAATGCGATAGAGGTCATAAAATTTTGATAATTAGAAAATTTCAGTAATTCTAAAGTGAATTCCAGAAGTTCTTCACTATTGAAAGATTTCAGAAAATGCTTCTTAATAATAGGTTCCATGAAAAACTTATACTTCAACATCCATTTCGGAAGTTCACTTTCAATAGCTATGTAAACAGCATCTACAGATAATTTTGCATTATCTCTTACCGCTTGATATTGTGCTGAAATAGTTTCGGCTAATTCTCCACTGGTTAAAGCTTCTTCATCAATTTTCATTTTTATGAAAACATCTGACAGCTTTATCATTTTGCCTAAAGTGATTTTACCTATTCTCCAGGTTCTTTTCTTACCCCAAAAGAATGTTTCAAATGCATACCCTTTTCCAAGTAACAAATTGATCTCTTCTTGTTCTAGTTCTTGATTTCCCATAGTTATAAAAAAGCCCGCCCATAATTACAGACGGGCTTTTGATTTAAAAGATTATGCTTATGGAGTTGTAGCCAGTGGATATTTAGGCATCGTGAATTTTTTAACACCTGCTTTTGTAGGAGTCATAATTTTCACAGTGACAATAATACCCATCAATGCATTTTTACCCATTGCATCGGTAAATTTTCCTGTAATTTTTGCTCTTACTACATTGAAGCCAAGCCCCATTTCTGGAACTACTTTAAAAGACTTCTCAACTGTAGCCGTTTTATCTGGTGGTTCATAACCCCCATCAGCAGTTTTGGTTCCCTTGAATATCGCAACAAGAGCATCAGCATCCGGATCCATCAATTGAAATTCAAATCCAAGGCTACCGCCTCTTGTAACTTCAAATTCCGGATCATCTGTTTCTTCTGATTTAAAAGTGGTCGTTGTACCATCTTCTGTAAGGATTTTAAAAGAACCCTCTAAGGTTTTGCCCAAAGCTTTAAATGTGGTGCCAGCACCACCATCTGCAGCAATATCAGCAAATAGAACTTCGGCAATTCCGTTATTAAATAGTCCCATTGTTATAGTTTTTTTTAGTTAAAAGCGTTCAGGATCACCCTGAAGTTTATATAGTTTGCGTTTTCTGTTGGTTCTTCCAGTTGAATATGATTTTCAACTGACAGATTGTATTTCTGGTTTGAGTAAACCTTTTCAAGTATTTCGTATACCTGAGAAGCTATTTCTTTTAGCCTTTTTTTGTTAGGAACTTGAACAATAGATCCACCATTATTTACTGAAAGATTAGGTACATAACAGTTGACATTAAAAACACCATTTTGCATTTGTGTACCAGTCATTGTAAGAGAATTGATAACGATATCCTCGGTATTTGTTGTAACTCTCTTATCGACGTATATCTTTCCGGAGATATTAGGTTTTTTAGCGTTTAAAAGCTCTAAAATCCAGTCCTTCCCATCAATTACTGTCTTCATTATAATAGTTGTCTTAATAACAAAGGAACTTGTGTATTTGCCATCTGCTCAGCACTGGTTAATACATTTTTCCCTGTAGATTCTACATAAAGAGCGTACTTCATTCCTGCTACAACGATCAAAGCAATTTCACTTTGTCTGCTTGCTAATTCTAAAGCCAGGTCTTTACCTATTTTCAACCCATCTTCTGTGGAAGTTTGCGTTTGAGCAGCAGTATTCTGAAAATTCACATCCAGTATTCTTCCATTAACAACTATTACATAGCCAATAGAATTTCTAAGGTTGGCAGTACGATCTAAGTAATTACCGTTTAGTCTAGCCTCATTAACGGCTCGCTCTCCTACATATCGGAGAACCCGTAAAAAAGAATTAGTGACATTTTCAGATGCAGCTTTGAAAACTCTATCTATATCACTCATTCTATGTTTTGGTACTAAAGCCATATCCTACAATTAAAAAAGTCTCTTCTAAAGTTTACTACCATCCCTTCCACCTTTATCAAGCCATCAGCATCTTTTACCCTAACCTTCAAGCCTTTGTTTATGTCAGCACAGCTCAGTGGCAAATAAATAATTGAGGTGTGTATATAAAATTCACTGTCCTCAGTTTGTTTCTTTTGCGTATTACCTTCATCTCTACATTTCCCCCAGTCTTTCCACTCTTCTGTACCTACTGTCCATTCTCCGGTAGTTTCATTATAAACACTTTCAGCTTTATTGAAAACTTCAAGTGTATACGGGTACTGTGGTGGAATCATAGCCATTTCTTTGTAATGTCTTTAATTGTTTGGGTTGATGTTTGGTCCGGTTTTCCAAGTCTTCTGGCTATCATTTTATAATATGCCAGCATACCATTTTTATCATAGCTTACTGAATAACCGCCTTCGCTTACACTGGTTGGAGCAAATAGGACGTCGGGGAGTATATTGTAAAATAGCTTATCTGTATTTGTATTCTCGTTGTACTCGGAATCCGGATTAATACCAGCTTTTTGCATTTCAGCCTGTAATAACCGATCGGAGTAGACAAACGACCATTGTGACATTTTTTCTTTTACGTACTCCCCGACAGTCATTATGCTAACTTAGTTTTAAGGATTAATCTCTTTTTCACACTGTTAAGTACCGGTGTAGCAAAAGCAGTAGCCTTTGTTAATACCTGCATAGGAGCAGCCTTAGCAATCGTAGAAACCAAAATGAACTCATTAGTGGTTAATTTTGAAGTTTCGTTAAGATCGATAGACGCTTCCGGTGAAATGGTATACTGAGTGTTTCCAAAGTCGGCAGTACCTGAGAAGTGAATGTTTCCTAGAATCCATCCACTCATAGAGGTAAGTGTACCGTCTTTTGCTTCATCATTCACGTATGACTCCCAGATTTCAATAACTGGTAAATTTTGCGCTTGTAAAGCAGAATTAACCTGTGCTAAAGTTGGAGTTTGTGCTAATCCTAATGCATTTTGGGCAAAAGAGGCTGTGAATTTGATTACCTTTTCAGAAGCAACCAACTGATTGAAAGTAGCTAAATCCATTACAGCTCTTAAGTATCTGAAACCTTTAGCAAGAGCTTGCTTTTGCAGCTTCTGGAACTCCTTAATAGGGTCAAAAGTTGAAGCATTAGCAGGTAAAAACCAATCGGATGTTGCATCTTGCATGGTCACACCAAAATCAATTTTAATCCCGTTCATTTCATATAAGCCCTGAGAAAGAAGAGATTTGGACATATACTCCATAGAAGCATTAACCGAATCCGTTACAAATACTGCATCATCATAGATTTTGTTGATAAGCTGTAATCTGATGTTCTTGTTGTTAGGATTTGCAGAAACTGCATTTCTTAATTCGTTAATCTTAAAAAAGTCTTTTTCAGTCTTTTTTCTACCTACTTCTACTTTAGGGATTTCACCTTTAATAGCTTCTGTATTATCTCTACCTTTTAGGATAACATCTGAATCCATTGCTACAATAGGCGCAATTACTTTAGCCCCTGTATCTCCTTCGAGATTCCCGAATGTAAGCCCGGTTTTGAATTCTGATGGAAAATAATTTTTGTACTGTAATTCGCCCAAAGGATTAGCGTTTAGGATTGCTCCTAAATCCACCTCTCTATATTCGGGCATAATTTTTTGTAATAATATATCTGACATGGTTACGTTTTTGAGGTTAAATAAACTTTAGGCTTGGAAGCTCCTTAACCAATAAGGCCGCCCCTGCTTGTTCTTTGTCTGGCAGTGCTACAATTCTCACGGTAGCGTCTATAACTACAGAGGACTGAGTAAAGTCTTCAATAGCTACATCCTGTAATACAAGACCAATTGCACCTTTAATGTTCGTAGCCGTTAAGTCAGCATTCACGATTTTAAATTTTCCATCGCTAGGAACTACAACAGCTCCCGCAGGTATAATACCGTCTGTAAATCTTGCTTTTGCATCTACATTGTCAATAATTACCCCTCCTGGATAAGTTGCCAATGTCATAGAATCAAAAACAACTTTCTGACGGCTTCCGTTAAACTTTTTAATGTTGTTCATTGTTTACGATTTTTTAGAATCAATCAATGCTTGGACATCCGGAGAGACTTCTCCTTCTTTAGTTGTTTGACCGAATAGAGGAACATCTTTAGACTTTAGCTTTTCATTGCTTGTGTCTTGCAGATACTTGTCCTCTGCTTCTTTCACAGTAGTAGCAAATGAATCTATTTCATCGTCTTTCTCAAAGGTTTTTCCTAGGTGAAGACTGTAGAATGATTCATTTACTCCTAATTCTTTGAGTTTTGAAACTAGCTTTTCTGCATTGGTTTTGTTGACCTTTTCAGCATCCAGTTGGTTTTGCTTTTCTAGAATTGCCTTGTTGGAATCTATAATAGCTTTTGCCCAAGCTGGAACTTCTTCACCACCCGTCTCTTTCTTTTCTTCACCCTCCTTTTTTTCTTCTTCCTTCTTCTCTTCGGAATTGCCTGCTTTCTTTAGGTTTGTGATTTCAGTTTGTAACGTTCGGTTTTGGTCTGCGAAAGACTGATATATTTTCATCTGTCCTTCAAACCCTGCAACAGCAGTTTCAATATCCTCTTCTTTTTCGACCGTCTTGGCTAAAGATTCAGCCGTAACTTTCAAAATTGTCTCGCTTAACCCTAAATCCTTGTATTTAGTTTTAAGTCCTGATAAGATTTTGTCAAACATTGTTTACGAATTGATTGTTAATTATTTCTGTCGTAACAAATTTACTTTGACTATTGCATTTTTAATATCCTTTTATTTGCTATTTGATTGCTTTTTGTTATTTTTACAGTAATCAATTATTGATTATTACATGAGCGATAAAAACCTTCAAGAATTAAGAAAAAAGAGAATAGCAGACATGACTTTGGAAGAATTGGAAATAGCTATTCTACGCCTTCATAACGGAATGAGAGTTACAATGGACTTGAAGGAGTTTTGCGAAACATTAAATAGAAGTGAAACAACAGTAAGGAACCATTTGAGATGCCGACATTATCCAGAAAGCTTATTAGTTGGTGGTTATTCTCGGAATCGTGGAGATAATTACCGCTTTCTTAGAGAAGAGGTTTTACAGTGGATAAAAAACAAGGAAAAAAAAATAACATAAAAACATTAATATGAAAACAAATGTAGTAATGCATAGTTCCGATAGAAACTTGTTCGGAACTATAATCAGACAAAATACAAAAGATGGACAGAGTTTCTCTGTTTCCGATTTACAGAAAGCTTACAATCATGCGAGATTTCAGCATGGGTGGAGTTTGAAAAGGATAGATAATGTAATGACAACTAAAGACTTTCAAGAAAGATGCTATCATATTCTAAATGAGCGAGGTGTCATAAAAACAACAATTCATGGATTTATGGAAATGATTGAAAAAGAAGGAGTTGTAAAAGTACTAAAAGGTCTTAAAGTTTGGAAAACTGGCGGACGTGGAGAAAATAAGTCAACATTCTGCGACCCTTACATTTGGGTATTACTGGCTATGGAGCTGAATCCGCTTATTTATGCTAAAGTAGTCATTTGGCTAACTGACAGCCTAATATTTAACAGGGTTTTGGCAGGATCTGATTTTGCACCAATGAATAGAGCTATTGCAAGTATTGTTTCTGAGCCAGACTATCCAAGATACGCACGAGAAATTAATCTTAAAGTTTTTGGTAGGCACGAAAGGGGAATAAGGGACACAGCAACACAAGACGAACTTAGACTTATTTCTGATGTTGAAAAATTCATCATTCAATCTATTGAAATGGGGATGATTGCGAATGAAACCCAGTTAATAAAAGTAATCGAATTATATAAAGTGAGGAAGCTGGTCGCCTAAATGGAATAACTATAAATATTACCCATTTCGTCTAACGGTAAGACCCTGGTCTCCAAAACCAGTAATTGAGGTTCGAATCCTTGGGTGGGTGCAAAGCTACATATGATAAAAAAATAACCCGCTATTATGCGGGTTATTTTCATCTTCTTTTTAGCTTGAAAGTTACTCGATCATTTGTATTACTTTGATCATAATATTCGGCTATTGCTTCATTTCCATTAATAGAAATAATATTGTAGTACACCTTAAACCCACTTACAGATGCGGTAATTAAATTCTTCCCATCGTATTGATAAGTTCCTGAATAGTTACTTTTATTAGAATAACTTTTATAACTCCCGTCAGCATTGAACGCTGCCCATTGTTTTAGAATAGTTGCGTCTATAAATTTTCCATTTTCATCTTTGAACGCCATAAGATCCCAAGTTCCGGTAACATTATACCTCGCAGATGCTTGCTCATCTCTATTATCTGAAGAAGAACAAGACGTAAACACTGTACCTAACGTAATAATAGAAAGGGATAAAACTGTAAATATTTTTCTCATAATATAAAATTTTCAGTGAAAATAAACATTCCATTTCAAACAAAAAAACGGTTTCCCGTAAAATTCTAATCTTTTTTTAAAAAACCTACTATAATATCCTTTCCGTCCTCTTTTTTATAAATAGGAATATCCTCATTTTGATTTTTAATAAATAGTTCTAGAAAATCCACATTCAAAGCATTTGCAATCTCCTCTAATCTTTTTAGAGGGGGATTTCCATTTTCATTAATTGAAATTGATAATCCCGTTTCTGTCATATTAAGCTTTTCCGCTAATTCTTTTTGTGAAATTCCTTTCTCCTTCAGTAATTCTTTAACTCTTAGTTTAATCATATTATTATAATGTATACAGTTGCAAATTTAAATGAAATTTAATTACAAATATAATTATTTAATTGACAGTTTAATATTTAACAAAATTTTAACATTTTAAATTTGTTTATTATTTAACCCTCATTTAAATTTGTATAAAATTATTTAAATAGCAGTTAAATAAAAACAAAAAGATATGACAACTCTAAGAAACAAAGTAGAAGCAAGATTATTAAAGTGTAACAGCGAGAAAGCAGTAGCTGAAATGATGGCAAAACATTATGAGTATGCAGTTAGTAAGTACACAACATTAAAAACTATCTGCGAGTGTATCGTAACACTTGACTAATAGGCTATTAACCCAAATAAAATAATAAAGATGAAAGATATTACTAAAAACGAAGCCTTTCAGAATAAAATGAAAGCAACCTTATATAAGTGTAGTAAAAACCACAACACGAAATTATTATCAATGATTAATAAGCTTAAAAAATAATATCAATATGAAAACTGAACTTTTTAAAACTGCATGGCAATTTGCAAGACAAACAGGCTTATCATTTTCTGAATGTTTAAAGAAGGCATGGGCAAATTTCAAACTGAAAATAAAAATGCAAACTGAAATAGTTCGGTTCTACTTTCAAAAAGTAGACGGTACTATTCGCGAATGCTGGGGTACTCTAAAAGCTGAATTATTACCAGAAACAAAAAGTACGGGTCGAAAAGACAACCCAACAGTACAAACTTACTTCGACACTGAAAAACAAGAGTTCAGATGTTTTAAGAAATTCAATCTAATCACTAACATTTAATATATGAAAAATTCAATATTAACTAAAGATCTGGTAACTGTAGACTTAAATGCCATTTATCAAATACATATGAAAAATAAACAGCTTTTCAGTCAGGGGTATATCTCTAAAAAAGAATTTTTAGAAAATAATTTAATTCTCATCAATGAACTAAGTAACCATAATTCAAAACCCAGTATAACAATAGATTCTACTGTCAACGAATTTTCAATAGTTAAGTTTCGTTTAAGAATGCAGCTTTTAAGAAATACAAGTAAAAATTAATTAACAATAAAAAATATAAAATGAAAAATTTAGTACCAACAGCCAAAGAACAAGCGATTATAAACATTATTGCAGATCATATTTTTCATGATCGTATTTATGATGGTATACATACGGTTTTAAATGCCTTTGCGCCAAATGAAAGTGATCATTCTCTACAGGGCGTATACAACGGCATAGATAACGCCTTTGCATTTATGGACATTGTAGATGAAGATTTATGTGGTAAACTCACAGATATATTTTATAATACAGCATGTGAGCCACATGAATTTAGAAATGTAGACGAACTGGCAGAAGTTGTTTATTACTCATGGCTAAAATTTATTAAAGATTATTATACAGTAAAAAAAGCATCATAACATGAACGAATTAATAAAAATACAAGACAACGGCGGTCAATCCGCCGTGTCTGCTCGTGAACTGCATAAGTTCTTAGAAATTGAAACAAGATTTGACATGTGGACTCAAAGAATGTTTGAATATGGTTTCACACAAGACACTGATTATCAATGTTTGCACAAAAATGTTCAAATGCCAAATGGTGGCTTTAGAGAGGTTTTAGACGATTACGCATTAACTTTAGATTGTGCTAAAGAAATATCTATGCTTCAGAGAAGCGAAAAGGGCAAGCAGGCAAGAAAGTATTTTATCGATTGTGAGAAGAAATTAAAGACTGGTGGTTTTGCTTTGCCTCAAACTTTCGCAGAAGCCTTAAAGCTTGCAGCCAACCAAGCCGAGCGCATAGAACTTCAATCTATTGAATTACGTAAGCAAGCCCCAAAGGTTGAGTATTTTAACGAGGTTCTACAGTCTGAAAGCGTATATAATACTAACCAGATAGCGAAAGAATTAGGCATGAGTGCTGTAACGCTTAATCGAAAGCTTTCAGATATGAAGATACAGTATAAACAAAGTGGTACATGGCTATTATATCACGTTTACCAAAATAAAGGCTTTACCAAGACTAAAACGCATACCTATACCGATACAGAAGGCAAAACCCAGACAAGCATGCAAACTGTATGGACAGAAAAAGGTAGAGCATTTATACATTACACAATTAAAAAGCTACAAAGCGCATAAAAGTGAAGCCCGATTGATTTCGGGCTTTTATTTTGCGTACTTTTTAAATGCTGAATGATCAATTAGCCTATCCTCATTCTTAACTAATTTATACCAGTAGTCATTATTTGATTGCTGGTATTTTTTATCCTGAATCCTGGCTTTTGGTTCTCGAAGTAAAATGAGTAAGTTGGAAAGATTGTTCCTGAGGTTATTGTATTTCGGATCTACTTCTGAATAAACATATTCTAATGTATGTGTAAGCTTTTCGTAGATTTCCTTAAGTCCTTTATCAGAATAAAGATGAAAGCAGAAGTAAGGTAATTCCGGCTCTTCATACCCAAAAATAACATTCTCACAATGAGTCAGGAAATCCATAGTCAAAGCCATGAAAGTAAATTCCATTCCCTTAGTGAGGCGGTTGTATTCTTTTATTTCTTCTGGGTAAAGTTCCATTGCTCAAATTTACAAAAACTTCTTATTATCAGCTATAAAGTCAGGCTTCCGTTTCCAGTTTTTCATCTTTTCAGCATTATCTTTATGCCATTGTACGAAATTATCTGGAACATCACCAACATAATTTTCTGAGGTTTCCGGAGGGAGGTTCTGCCCGGCATTCAATTCTTTTATAAACTCAGTTTCTGACTTCATAATCATTGTACGGAAACACATGCAATTAGAACCCCAAACAGCCTTTCCATTTCTCATAACGTATAATGTATGATTCTTTTCTAATTCAATATCATAAACGTAATCATCATAAGGAACTAACTCTTTATTAAACACACTGGATGTTTTAGAAAATGCTTCAGACACAGTGTAACTATCTGCCTTCACCATATAGTCTCCATTTGGGAATGTTATAATATTGCCTTTGGACTTTTTTATGGCAATAGAAGGTCTATTACCAACTTTCATAATAAGTTCCGAAATATCATTTTTAATATGTTCAGAACTGGTGTAAAATATTCTTGCTAGCCTTTTTGGGGTAAAGTCAGCGCCTCTATTTCCTTTAAATGCTTTGGGTCTTGTAATGCTGCCATCTGTAATAGAATACGCATCTAAGAAAATGTTTATTTGCCTTGAAGATGCATTTTTAATATCTTCTGGAATAAACTTTTCCAAAGACTTTCCGAATTGTTTTAAATATGAATTAAATGAATTATTGTAAAAAGATATTCCAGATTCATTTTCAGATGATTTAAATCCAAGCCTTCTTATAACGCTTATCATTTTTGATCTTGTGCCTAAATTCTTTTCATTATCTTTTTGAGCCATAAAAATACCGCTATTTCTCTGTAAAGAACCTTCCGATATCCAATATGCCATAAATTCACAATAATCATCAAACTTATAAGATGTGCCACCAATTTCTATAAAATCAATATCCGATTTATTCCACTCTGCCGTTCTATAAAGAGCTCCACTATGTTTATTAAAATCTTTTGCTAATTTGTCATCAGCAAAAGATTTTATGTCTCGTTTTTTCCCAGACAGCTTTTCATAAACCATTTTATGATCAGGGGTAACAAGTAATGACAAAAATGCATTGTGAAAATGGATCATTTCACCCTTATAACGTTTTTTGATTGTTGCAACGACTTTTACAAGCTCTAATTCCTTCGTTTCTGGATTCATTGACCATACTTTGTCATCTGTTTCAACTTCTGACATTTTTCGCCATCCTTTTTCTGTAAATAACTCCATATCATATGAATAGCAATTTGTATGCCATTTACTCCAATCAAAATCCTTTGGGTATGATCCTTTTAACTCATCACACATGTCATAATGTTTATGTGATGGGGAAAGGTTTATTTTCTGACCTACAACGTCGTTATTTGCACTAATTCTCATTTGTTCAGCTGATCGATATCCAGTGTTTATTTGGTCAACCGCCAACCTCAATGCGTTTTTATGTGCGGACCTATAAACTCCTTGTCCCGGATGGTAACTTTGTGCGTTTTTAGATAAAACTAAGTTACCGTGTTTGTCTCTTACTCTACGAAATAGCTTATCAGGGTTATTCAAGTTTAATTTTATAGCTCTGGCAAGTTCTTGCGCAGACATGCCTTCTTTAAAAGCTCCTTCTATGGCTAATTCGATGTTTTCTTTTGCCTGTTGTGAAATATTCCACACTCTCTCTGAAACGGTGAATTTGCCTACCTTTCTGTTTTGAAATGCTTCAAGTGCTTTTTGATTGTGAGACTGGTTTGCAATCTTCCGGATCTCTGTTTCATATATCTTCGGTGTAATCTTACCTTTTACGGAACCTAACCGAGCTTTTAGAATCTCATCTACTTTAGCATTTGCGAAATCCCATTCATATTCCGTGTAGGTCCTTATAGAATTTAGCAGATTATCACGATAATTTACCAGGTACTTATCTACATCTTTTATGATGGATGGGTATTTTCGGAACTGAAACAACTCATCTTTAAGTTTAAGACGAACAATTATAGAGGAACACGACAATAAAAGCTCATCAAACAGTCTTTCGATAGCCAATAAGTACTTATTTATCCGTTTCCGGTGTAAATCGTCGTGATTCTTCATTACGCTTGCTAAATCTTAAACAATATCTTTTCTGCTTCTTCCTGATCTGTTGGCTGTGGGTGGTTCTTATACTCAATTCCGTTAGCCGGTGAAGCTGCAGTAAAAGTTTTATCAGCATGGATAGTCAAACTGTTCCATATATGTTCTGAAAGTTCCTTTTGATAGTTTGTACAGAAAGTCTTTCCAGTATCTTCACGGAAAACTTCTTTCTTGTAGCCGTTGTAAACAAGGAATTTGTAAAAACAAAAACTGCTCATTGTTATAATATTTGGGTTGATGCTTTTTTCTCCTGTTCCTTATTCAGCTGTTCTTGCATTTTTGGAACATCTTTAATTCCTGCCTTTTCCATAGAGTATTCCTGTGAGTATATAGGCTGATTTCCGTTAGCTTCCATAAGCATACGAATGAATGCTGATTCGTTATTGATTATAAACGGAGTAATGATTGGCTCTACATCTAATTCTAAGCTTTTCCACTTGATATTGTAAGATTGCAAGAATGATTTAATAATAGACGCTCTCCGTTGTAATGCCGGAATATAAATAGCCAGTTTATCCATTACTTTTAAGTGTGCTGACAAGAAAATAAACTCTGCATTTTCCCCAGCTAACATATTACCCATGCCTTGGATATTCTTAATTGAGAAAATGTTAGGTGTATTAGTGAAAGTATGGATATCGTCGTCTAAACGTGTAATCTCGCTTACAAGATTCTCATTTGCTTGTGGAGGCGCTAAGAATTGTCCACTGCCATCGCCTTTGAACATTAACACCTTTCCTGATCTATCACGAGAAAAAGAGCCTTCTACTTCACCGTTAAGTGCGAGAATAGGAAAAGCAAACTTGTCATTACTTTCTCCTACATTTGAGTAAATTCTTTCCAATCTTTCTATACCGGTCTGTACGTCTTCCCACTCTATTTTGCCAGAATAGTATACAATTGGAATTTTCCCAAGTAAATTATCTACCCTATCTTCCGTCCATCCTGAGCCTTCATTTCTGTACGTAATAATTTCAGTAGCAGTGTAAACCTCAAAGATTTTAATGTCCTTATCAACTTCCTTTATGGTAAACTCACGACCAAAGCTGATAAGATTATCTGTCTGATCAAAAACAGGATATAGATTATAAATATCCGGTGTAAGTAGCTTAACTTTTAGAGTACGGACTGCTTTAAATGAGTTGTACTCACTTTCTCCTTCAATATCATACCATAATTCTGCACATTCTTTCCATCTACCAACAGAATTAGAAATATCCTTATCAAAATAGATCATTTTATTTCTTGAAACTACTTCCTTAAAGGCTATATACAGAGTATCGTCATCTAAATTATTGGTATACTGCACAGGATTACCAAAAAGAAATGTTGTGGCAATATTTACCGTTCTTTTCTGATACGGAAGGCCTATTCTATTTCTTGGTATAGTAATAGTTTCAACAACTTCTTCTCCTTTTTCATTCTTCCTTATTACTTCTGCTTCTCTGTCTGGAAAATTAATTAAGTCGGTGAATATCTTATGCTTTTCCACATTGTATTCACTATCGTATTTAGCAATGTCAGGTAAAGGAGTCTTCCTCTTTTTGAATTGCTCCATTCTTTGTTCTATTGTTAATTCTGCCATGGTTATTATATTAGGGAAGCAATGCGCTTCAGGTTATTGTTTATTGGTTTGTTAAAGTCAAAATATGCTCTCATTAATATCATGTCTCGGTAATCCGGAGACCTTCCTATGTTTTCTTTAATTGTTGCTTTATTTACTAAGGTTATGACGTCATAATTCGGGTCCTGCTCTATGGTGTCAAGTTCCTCTTTTATTCTTTCCTTTTGCTCTTCCGATAATTCAGCAGAAATAAACATTAGATTCTTATTAACAATCTTCTCAGCCAGATATACCAATAATTGAGTCTGAGCATTTTTATATTTCGGAGTATCTTTTTCATCGCCTAGATCTTCATCGAATGGCCTGCCATTGTTGTGGAAACCTATGATATCAAGATTATCTACTACTCCACCGCCTACTCCGTCGGCATCAGCAATACAATTACTCTTCGGTATAGAATACTTCTTTTGTAAAGCCTTGATACAATTCTGTATTTCCGTTGTTTTACTTATTTCAAACTCATGAATCTCTATAAGTTCCCAGTCGTCCCATACACCAATAACAGCTAAGTCGGAACCGAATCGGGCAACATCGGCTGTTATATACTTCTGAGGCTTTTTTGTTAGGTGATCATTCCGGAATAAGTCAAGAATTTTGTCGTATATACATAGCTTATATGGATTATCATCATATTCCCAGTTGCCGTTTAGTAATCTCTCTTTCTTTGCTTTGTCTTTAGTATTCTGGAGCTGTTCAATATAGAGCTTATCAATAAATGGATTATCCTGAACGAATGCTTGTAAAAACTTCTGTATTGGCTTTAGTAATTCCTCTTTATACGGCTTGTAAAAGTGAGAATACATCCAATTCTTTTTCGGGTTGCAAGTGACAAACATTTTAGGAGCCAATCCTAGTTCCTTGTTCAAGTGCCTTCCGATACGGGTATTTAAAACATCAAATGCACCAAAGTTTATCTCTCCACCTTCTTCGATCCAACCTCCGGTATATTCTAATGAACCGAATCTTTCATATAAGGGGTCACTTGGTTTATGTCGGAGGTCAAGCATATCAATTCGGGAACCATTTTTAAATTGTATATAGTTATCTTGTCCATTGTAATTCCATTCATTTGAAGGTACTTTGTATTCCTTGCAAACCTTTTGAAAGGTTATTAATGTTGAACTACGGATACGCTTTAACTCTTCTCTACCTATAAACCATTTAGTATTTGGGTATAATAAGCACATAAATAAAAGCCAGGATGCACCGGTCCATGATTTCGCTCCACCTGCAGCTCCACCATAACAAAACTCTCTAGTTTCAGTATCAGTTAAAATAAATAACGCCTGCTCTTGCTTTTCATGTCTTTCCCCATTATGAGTAGTTATGAAATCAAAAATCCCTTTCTTAAAAGCAATTGTTTTAAGACGCAAATAATCAATCGATATTTTCGGAGGATTCTGCATTTAATAAATCTCTTATTGTATCATCGGAAAGTTTGGAATAATCAACAGTTTGTTTTGTTTCCAATAACATTTCATTCTTTATACCTTCGTCTGACTTAAACAAAGTCATAAGCCTACTTGCATACTCCATTCGAGTATTAACACCAACCACAGCATCATAATAAACTACTTTGCCATCTTCGTCTTTTTTAATACTTCCTTCTTCGTCAAATTCGGGAGTCTTCATAGTTCCCCCTAATACAGCTCCTATCTGGAAATTATGTAGGTCTTGGAAGGTCTTCTGCCTTGCTGACTTCTGAATGTCTAACAAATCAGGATTTCTCCTGATTCGACCATATACAGAAATATATGTAACATCCAACATCTTTGCGGCCACTGTTGGTTGCCCATTAGATTTAATCAGAGCTTCCTTTAGCTCATCGTCTGTATATGAATCTACATTAGCCATATTAAATATTATTAATTATTACAGGCCTAATTCCTCCTTATCTACAGTTAGATAAACAGGCTGTAAAGGCTGCCCAAATGTCATCATAGAAAGGTATAGGCATTTTGTTTCCTTTATCTTCTCTATCTCTTCGTCAGTAAGTTCCCAGCAGCTTATTGCTTGGCCATCTTCTGATCTATATACTGGTAATGGTTGGTATTCTTCTTGTCCTTCACCGTACATTACATTTACTTGTGGAAATTTATTTGGTGTCATAATTATTATTTTTTTAAGTTAGGTGGAGTAATTAGTGGTTTCTTTGGTAATAGGTTGAACATTTCTCTCTGGTTATATTGCATTTCATTTAATCTATGTTGAAATTTACTAGGCTTTTTAAACTCTTTTTTAAGACATTCCACTCCAGTTACTCCAACACTTGATGCTCCAGGATATCCAATGATCATAATTCCTCCTTTTCCATCAATCTCATACATCTTTTCAAATTCTTCCGGTTTAAGAGGATAAAACTCTCCATTAGCATTCTTAATGATAAAGTCTCCTACATCAGCTCTTTTCTGTCCTTCTGGTGTCTCTACATAAATACATGTACCGTTATGCCAGGCTTGAACTTTTATTTGTCCTTGATTTGCCCAATTAACAATAGCATCCATTGTCGGGCTTCCGGCTTCGTTGTTAGTTGTAAATTCCATTACTTCTACTAACTCTGGTTTTCTCCTGTATATTTTCATTCTAATAAAATTTGGATTTCGTTTTCTGGCTTGTAACATGGTAGCCTTTGCAGATCTTACAGTAATATGTTCTCTTAGGAATGCGGCTCCGGCTGCTAGTGTGTTTACATTTTTCTATAACACGTCTTGCAGCTCCTTCGGAATCGTATGTTTCCTTATCACATATTGTTGATCTTTTCTGCAAGCTCTTCTCCTTTTATAATTTTTACGTCTGCGCTGATACCGAATTGTTCCAAGAAAAATACTTTGTTCTCATAGGAGTCAAATGAAACAGTGAAATACGGGTCCCCCTCATATATAGCACCTTGTTTCACCTGCTCTTTAACCTTTTTTACAGCATCTATTTTCTCCTGTCTGGCTTTCTCTTCAGATTCCTCTCTTTCCATTTCTGAAACACTGGCTTCCGGAACAGATACAGAGTTATCCAATTCTTGCGTAATGAACTTTTCCTTCTTAGCTGCTTGTGGTTCAAACACTGGAACATCAACTTCTACAGGCTCCGGCATTTCCATTTCTATGAAAGACATATCAACATCATCAAGTCCAGCAATGTCAATATCTATATCCGGAATCATTAATGCGAGCTTTGTATAATCCATTTCTCCCTGTGCGCTTTTTGAGTTGAAGAAAATATTTAGTTCTTTCTCTGTCTTCAGGTCGACATTAATTATTTCGACTTTTATTTCATAATCGTTCTTTCCTGTTTCAGGGTCGTATTTATTTACTTCATCAGCAATACTTATTCTCTGATGTCCAGATACAAGATTTCCGGTTTGTTCATTAACGACTAATCCTCCTATGATGCCATTCTTCTTGATATTAGCCTTTAGCTTCTTTCTCGCATCATCGGATATAGTCCTTGGGTTATAGTCACTAAATGAAAAGGAACTACGTAATATGGTCCTTGTTTCAGACTGTTTGACTTTGTTTGTACTCATATTCAAAAATTATTCGTTCAGCATCTGGAAACTCAGCAATAATCTTCTTCAAGTCTTCCGGAGCGTTGTTTTTACACCAAATTAGAAAGCCGATATCGTCAATTGCTGTACCCTGGCTTTTAGCATTGCCCAGCTTTGAGTATTGTAAAGGCTTTATTAGCCTCTGTTTTTCGATATATGCTAAAACTTCTTTGTTTTTCCAGAGAGAAAGCGGATATATCTTCTTTGTTTTCTCATTTGTGATTTCATCATCATAACTACGAAGCATTAAACGACGATTCATACTATCAGCCATTTTAAAGCCGTATACCTGCCACTCTATACCGGTTTCTTCAACAACCTTGTCGGCAATCTTTGATAAGGTCCAGTCTGAATATCCTACCTGCTCAGCACCATAAAAACCGTGTTTTTTGAGATTATAATATGCGTAATGGGGTGTTTGTATAAATTGACAATTTGGGTAGCGTTTTTCTGCCCATTTGATGTACCTATTGATGTGATCAAGGTCTTTAACCATATACATAAATACACACTGAATAAACTTAAAATGAGGCGAAAGCATTTCGAGTAATGCGATGCTATCTTTACCAGCTGCAGAATGAAACAGCAAAACCCTGTCTGTTTTTTCAGACAAGGTTTTAATGCTGTTCATTGTAGGAGTCAATAAGTTCATTATTGTCTTGTTCTAATACGAACTCTTGGCCTTGCCCCCGCACTTCTTCTAAGACTTCTTTGAACTGCACCTACAGCTCTACGGTCTCTTTTTACACTTGATTCTGCCATTGCTTTGAATTTAAATTAAAATCTACGACCTAATGTTCTAAATGCTCTTGCTCTGGACTGTACACTTCTGACTCTGAACCTAGGCCCAGTGCCTCTTGCTATTGCCCTAGATCCGACTGTTGATCTAGATCGTTTATTACTACTCTCTGCCATTGCTTTAAGTTTTATTGGTTATATCATATTAACAATTAATTTTTTCGAGAATTTCACCCAGAACAATAACGAAATTGCAATTTTCAGATGTCAATACGTCACCTGCGTCTTCGTCGTGTTCAATTATTACATCTTCGCATTTTACGATCATTTTCGGGGCCTCTGGTGCGTAACCAAGTTGAAAACGAATAGTATCGTATTTCTTCGTGTCGACCAGATCACCTTCTTTATCAATTACCCCCAACCTGGTAATATAAAAATCTGTAAAATCGCGATATTCTTCTTTTTTTTCGCCTGAAAGTATTTTATCAAACCATTCTTTAGTCAATACTAAATACAGTTCGTTTTTCGCTTCTTTGGTCTTTTTAGCCATATTAATATTTTTTAAACCGTTCAATTATATCTATCAATACGAAACGGTCGTGTTTGAAGTTTTTTAATTTGCTCATCATTTCTAGCTGGTCAAACCGTTCTTGACCTATCTTTTTGATCAGATTTTCGCGGTATGGTATTAGGTTGCCGTGTAAATGTAGATTGCATTGTATACACTGGCTGTTGATATTATCTAAGTCAAATCTAACTGACCCATATTGCCCTCGGCTAAAATAATGCCCGGCATTAACCTGGTCTTTTGATTTCAACTTTTGACAAGAAATACACACAAAATCACATCGTTCGTTTATCTGATCTCTTTTTCTGACATAAGCGTTCACAACTTCTTGCGCTTTTTCGATAAGAGCACCAAGCTTTTTATTCTTATACTTTTGTATTGTCTTTGCTTCGATCATAACTTATACAAATATAACAAATTATTTGCTTTTTATTGTCATTTTATTTGCTTTTTAATGCTGTATACCGTCATAATAACTACACCAATGGCACATATTATTGCTAACAAGACATTCTTTAAGTTTTCTCCTATCTCTATCATAATTTCTCAAAATAAAATTTAACTTCAATTTCTGTTTCTTCAATAAGTCCGTATTTTTTAGCGAACTTATACTGAGTGGAGTATTTATTCAGCGAACCGACAAACTCCTTTATGTTCTCCCTAAATTGTTCTAATGAGTAAGAATTCTTTTGAATGTTACAGCTTGGACATGCCGGATTTAAATTTTCAAAGTTTTCATTCTCTGGTTTTTCACAAGTGCCATCCATCCAATTGCGTACAATTGGCTCTATATGGTCAGCATGCCATTTCTTAGGAAGATCACAACCACAGTAAGCGCACTTACCATTATATTTTTGATGAAGGGTATTTCGCTGTTCTTTGGTTAGTTTCATCAGTATTTTCTTTTCTTGTAAAAATTAGGAGGAATAACACCTCTGGGCTTTTTATCGACGTACGTTTCTTCAAGTTCTTCCACAGCTGCAGATACTATCATCTTAATACTCTCCTTCATCGCTCCGGTTTTTGCTTGAAAGGCTTCAATAGCAGCATTTATCTCATGTAAAGAATAGCCATTCGCCTGGCAAAATGCAGATAATTGTTCTCCTGAACCGATGATAATTAAATTTTCTGGTACTTTATTGCTCATAACCTTCTAACAATATCTAATTTGGTTTTAAAATCAATTTCTTTCTGTCTTACTGTTATCCAGTGTTTGTACCATGTGAATATGAAGGCGAAATAATCAAATAGAGCTTTCAAACCTCCATAAATAAAGAGTGGTATAGCTACTATAGGAAAAAGTAAAATCCACGGAATAACTCGTTTTTTAACGTAATATCTATGTTCCTCATATTCTTCGTCATCATCTTCGTCTTTTTCTACATGAAGAACATAGTGAGGTTTATACCAGATATAGCACCAAAGGGAAATAATCCAAAGTTTAATTCTGTATTTTTTCATAGATTAAAATTTAATTTATCATGTTTTTCTGTACAAATGGAGTAACCTCTATCTATTTTAAAATAAACCTGATTCCGGGTTACTTTGACCACTTCAAACTCATGTCCTATATATGGTTCTAGCCATGTGTCAATAGCGTTGTAATTAACTTTTGCTTTCATAATTAAAATACTGGTGATTTTGGTACTTCTATTGGTTGGTAGTGGGTATGGTTTTGTATTAATTCTTTCCTTGAGCCTTCATTATTATGGTAATGGAATATGAACTGATCTTGATATGGAGGATGTACAAATAGTTTGCATTCTTCCTTCGGTAGATCCTCTTCGCTTTCTATTCGTGTCCATGAATTATTATTTCTTATTCCCGTAAGACATTTTGGACGAACTGAATGCGTATTTTTGTTTAATTTTAGTCTTGAGAACATATCCATCTGATATTGGTAAGGAGTAACTTTAATCCAACCTTCATTTTCTAATGCATATTTTTGTTGATCGTTAGATAATCCTATCCAATACTCCCCGTAGGCAGCCTTAATTGCTTGTTGTTTTGGTGTTTCCATCATAGTAGTGTTATGTTGTTAGGGTTTAAAATGTCTTGTTTACACTCATAGCTATCGTTATAATTTCTTGATACCTCTTCCGCTGCCTTCTCCAAAGAAGCCTGAGCTACTTCGCGGGCGTAGATCTGTGCTAATTCTAATATGTAGGGCTTTAATTCTTCGTTAATTACAAAAGGTATTTCTCTTGTCATTTCTGTGAATAGTTCTTCCAGTCTTTTCATTATTATTTGTTTGGGGTTAATCTTCGAATCTATTTTCATTCAATCTTTTTACTAGCCTTTCAAGCTTAACTTTACACCATTCATTTGATAGAATAATAATATCCGGAATCATTAATGCTAACTGCTCCATCATTATCTTAACATCTGCAATCTCAGAGGCTAATGCAGTTAATGTTTCTTCATTTGGGTTTCTAATGTATTTCCTTGTAGCTAGCGCTAGTTCAGTGCTTTCCTCTTGTAGCATTTCTAATTGAGATTTGTGACCCCATTTTTCTAATGCCTTTTCATATAATAATTTTGCTTCGTTGTGATTCATATCATTATTATTTGTTTGGGGTTAAACTTTCGTGTATGTTGCCGATTACAGCGCCTAAGAAGCCTTTAAATATGACCTTATTGCCATGATTAGGTATATATTCACCTTCTTCTCTTTCAATCCATTCAGATAAAGGAGTGTTTTTTAATGCAAACTCACCATTTTCAAATATTACATGTGTTCTAAGGTCTTCATCTTCTTCTGAGGTTATTTGCCCCATTGGAGTTATGTATGGTAGTGCAATCAAATCCCCCTCGAAAATCTTGTTTCCGTTTTTGTCAAAAAGTCCGGTGAACTCTTCTGCATTAGTCCATTTGAAACAAAATGCGTCTACTTCATTATTAAACTCTAAACTGTCAAAATACAGCCCCTGTGTGAAGTAGTAGAAACATTGGTCTATTTCATTCCAACTCCTAAATATTATTTCTCTCATATCGTTTTATTTTGGTTGTTTAAGATTCAACATAATGCCAGGTAGTATATCCATACGATCCGTATTTATCAAATAGCATTGCATCAATATCCATGGCTAGCATTCCACTTACTCTATGGTAAACCACTCTACCATCTTTTAGAATTACTTTTATTTTTTCCATATCTTCTGTTTTAGTCCCCTCTTATTACAGAGGGGTGGGTTAGTTATTTTTTACTTAGATCTTTATTTAAAGCGTTATAAATGTGTCTGAAAATTGAGTATTGCTCTTGATTTGGAATCTGTGATAAATACGAATGAGAAATAAAACCGCCTTTTTCATCGTAGATAATTCTCGCTTTATCAACTCCAACTACAAAGAATCTATTTGGGTACTTTCTCCATTGAGTAATTTTACCTTCATCAATCAGATTTTTAATTTCAATTGGCAAGCTTACCGCCTCAACATTTTTAATCTTACCCTTTTCTCTTTCAATAGCGTCCTTTGTCTTTTCGATACTGGCTTGCATGTTTCTGATTGAATCATTTTGCTTTTCTATCTTTTTAAAGAAAGCCCCACCGCCTCGCTTATCATTCATCGGCTGTCCGTTAGTCTGTTTCCAAGTACTGAAATGATTATCAAAACGCTTTTGTAACTCAGCTTCTTTTTTTACTAATGAATTTTCTAATATTTCTAATCTGTTAGTTTTCATATTTGATTTTTTGTTGAAACAAATGTATGTCATTTTGAAATACAATGCAAATGTTTTTCGAGCTTTTGTATATTATTTTGACATACATTTTTTATCTTTGCGTTAAAATTTATGAGGAATGGCTAAAAAACTGCTTTCTATACGTGTTTCTGATGAGGTTGATGCTCTGGTAAAAAAGATTGCTGAAAAAAGACAATCTACACAAGCCAATGTCATTGAAGAAGCAATTAGAGAACTGGCGAAGAAGGAAAAACTAAAATAATTACAGATTATAAGTCACCTTCGCTATCAAATACCTATCATAATACGATCTGAAATTATGCCTGTGTATATTGATTAGCTTGCAGCAATCCTCTATTGACTTTCCGGATTCGTACGCTTTGCCCAGTATGCTGTATTTAAACTTCAAAACTTGATCTCTTGAATACTGGGGATTCTTAGCTTGAATTTTTGGCTTTATTTCTTCTTTCGGTTTTAATGATCTTCTGAACTCGTTATCAATTTCCGGGGCATATCTTACAGGACGGTTGATTGCTTTTGCTCTTGCCAGTACTTCTAAAGCCTTTTGATTCTCCTGTTTCTTCGTTAGCCTTCCCGATCCATCCATTAACTCTGAATGATCCGATTTTCTCTTTACTTTTGCCATGGTTACAAATATTCTTTTAGGTGTTTTTTAATGTGTTCATAAACCAGGTGATCCTTTGCGTGATGAATTGCCATTCCGTTGAGATAATCACTTTTTATTTTGTTGGTTTCGTTAAGCGTTTTTAACAGCCTTACAGCCTCTTCTTTTCTAAAATGGATATTCGTACCCTTTGTTATTTCTTTGTTTAAAATTTGGGCAGCTTTTGATCGAATTAAGCGATTCTTATCACTTGCTGTCAGATAATCAAAACATCCTTTCTCATCTAATTCACTGTAAAAGTGTCCAGCATACACACATGGTTCATCATTTTTAACTTTCTGTACCAAATCATCCCACATCTTTTTTCTTCTGGCCAGTTTCGTTTCTTCTGATTCTTCAATAGCTGGGTTTAGCGTCTTGTGAATTAGCTTTCGACCTCGGTTCCATTCTTCACTTCCATGCTTAAACTCCTGATATGCTTTTAAAATCTCTCCGGCCGTTATTAAGCTGAGGTTTGGAAAAACTTTTATTTCCGGGAACTCGTGACGCAATGCCATTCGGTAAGCCTCAATAATTTCAAGTGCTGTGAGCTGGTAACCTTGGCAGAAACTTATCCAATGAGCACCGGAAGTTTTTTTATACTCTTCATCAGTTCCGAAATTCACCCCAACCATGGAAGAAACCATATTCAGCGTTTTAATCATTTCTTCACCACTGTTTTTGAAAAGCGGATAATCAACCTCACGTTTTACTATCTCAGGAAGGGACTGTAAAATCGTCAATGGTAAATTGGTTATTTCGCCTTTGAACCTGATTTGCTTGAACTGGTCCTTTGTTGCCAGATCCTGAGCTTGTTGTTTGATTATGTCCATTTGTTCTATTTCTGTAATTACCTTCTAAAATTTTTGTAAAGTTTGTTGGCTTCATTATCCAGTCAAAGTCCGCGGACCAACCACGGTCATTTTCACCGTTTAGAAAACTTGATTCACCAGTCAGCCTGATAACCTGCATCACTCTCTCAACTCCTACATCTTTAATCCGGGCTTTAATTGCTTTCTTTCTCGTATCATTTACCAGTTGTACCCTTGGCAAGGTGCTACACTGCTCATGGAAATACTCAATGATTTCTTTTTCATTTTTAGCGCAACTTTTTTCTTTTTCTTCGTCAGGATTTATAACAGGTTTTTCAATTTCTATTTCTTCTTCTGGAAATTCTAAATCATCACTCTCCCCTTTTGCTTCTTTTTTAAAAGAAGAACTAGTTTTGTTTAGTTTATCTTTACTCATCCCTAACCTCGTCATAACCTCATCCCATACCTCGTCACTTACCTCATCCTTAACCTTTGTATTTTTTACCAAGGTTGATAATGAGTATTCAGTTTCTGCACTTCCATTTTTGGTTTTAAAGTCAATTAATCCGGATTGCTTAAGCTTGTTTCTAGCATTTGAAAGAGTCTTGAAAGAACTAATATTGATTGCAGCCATAATTTTATAATTGTTATGCTTAAAGGATTCTTTCCACGAACAAAGATTGTTTACTCTTAATAGGTAAAAGTAAAGGGCTATCTCGTTGGAGTGGAATGAATGGATTTCATTCATAGACCAAAAATTATTTATTGCAGCTAAATAGTTCATCTTACTCTAAATCTTTAATGTTACAGGGGAACCTTTTCCCTTTTGCATTTTCGTACACAACGGCTGATCCGCTGATTGATATTATTTTAACCTTGTCTCCTTTTTTACCCCAAATTTGACCCCGGAAAACATTATCCTTGTTAAGTGTTTTTGTTTCCATATCAGGTGAATTGAAACATTTGATCTTCTTGGGTAATCGTAGTTACAAAAGGAAACTTGTCTTTTGGCACTTGCTCAATCATATCCATCAATGTTTTGGCAGATGTGAAGATTATTTCCTTTTCTCCTTTTCTTGTTATCTGAAGCGTTAAATATTTAGTGCCAGGTCTTTTTTCTGAGTCTTTTATTTTGTAGTCGTGAATTATGATTTCAGTATTTAATACCTTACTCATTTTAACTTTATCTCCTACAAAAGCAATAAAACTCGGTTTTATATTGAATTCTTTAAAATTATTCATTGAGTAGCTTTTTTAAAAGGTTTTTAGAATTACAATGCTTTAACCATCCTTTATATGATGCTATTGATTGATATCTAGGATTACGCTTTAGCATTCTTGCAAATCTTTTCTTTATTGACTTTCTAAGCAAAGTATGACTATGAAAATGCTTATATCCTACGAAGTCTATTCCTCTACTTTTTACAGGAAATACCTGCCAGTTATCTTTTACTGTTAACTTTAACTTTTCAGATAAATAGGATTCTATTTCTTTTAAAAGCTGATGCAAATACTCTTTACTTCCTGAAAGGATTACCAGATCATCTGCATATCTGAAATAGTACTTTACTTGCTTTTCCTCTTTAATCCAGTGATCGAAGTAGGTTAAGTAAAAATTAGCCAGGTATTGACTTAAATAATTTCCGATTGGAATTCCTGCAGCAGATTCAATAATTTCATCTAACAGCCACAAAAGGTTTTTATCTTTAAATTTCTTTCGTAGTAGTGATTTTAGAATATCATGATCCACATTCGGGTAAAACTTCTTGATATCAAGCTTTAAGCAATAGGTAGTTTCAGTTTCATTTCTCAACGCTTTTCTGACTGCAAATGAAGCTCTGTGTATTCCTCGACCTTTTATGCAGCTGTATGTATCCGCAGTAAATACCGAAACAAAAACAGACTCTAAAACATTCATTATCGCATGATGAGTAATCCTGTCAGGGAAATAAGGCAAACGGTATACTTCACGTTCTTTTGGCTCATAAACTTTGAAAATATCATATTCCGATGTTCTGTAAGTTTTATCCTTTAGCATTGTATGAAGCTTCATAATATTACTTTCTTTGTTTTTATTATGGGTAAGCACACCGTAATTCTTAGATTTTCCTTTTTGTGCCTTTCCATCGGCAATAATTAAGTTTTCTATACTTATTATTTCCTGATAAACGTTTCCTATTCTTTTCATATCCTTTGCTTCTTATTAAGTCGCATTCGCTTTTGCTACCAACGCCTTTAAAGTTTTGTTGTTTTTTACCAAGGGGTAAGGTCTGTGATGTAAATATTTTGCAAACTCGAGAGCTGACATTCGAATTCGTATTCCAGTTATCGTAGTCGTTGTACGAGAAACTGGCACCTGAAGAAGAACTACAACTACAACATCACACAACCTTTATTTTTTAATCCAGTAAGAAATAATCTTTATACAGGTCAATGAATGTTTTTCCTATATGCTCTGCCAATTCCCATGTTTTAAAGCAAAGGCGAGAGCCGACAGACGAATACGAATCCCAGAGAGCGCAGTCGCCGTACGAGAAACCGGCACCCGAAGAAGAACCTTCTAAGTCAAACCAAGGATAATACTTTATTTCATCCCAGTTATCCCAATTTGGTTTCCAACCTTCATTTACTGCCTCAGCTATAATTACTAGCTTATAATGTGCTACTAGTGCCTTTTGATGGTTATCTGGCAGCATTGATACTTCTGGAACATTAGGCTCTATTCCTAATAATTGACAAGCATCCTCAAAACTTTTTACTTTATCTGTAATATTCATTATTGTTAATTTTAAATGGTCATAAATTCTTTATAAATACTCTCAAACTGTTGTCCGGCATATTTTGCTAAATCTCTATTTTTAAAGCAAAGGCGAGAGCCGACATACGAATACGTATACCAGTGAACGTAGACGAAGAACGAGAAACCGGCACCCGAAGAAGAACTCATATTGAACCATGGGAAGTATTTGTATTGATCCGAATCAGACCAATCAGGAGTCCATCCTTCATTAAGAGCCTTAACAATTAGCTTTACTTTTCTGTATGCTACTTCATCAGACTCAAGGTCTTCATTCTGCTCATTGAAATAAGTTTCATCAATTCCAAAATACTTAAGTACATCAGCAAAAGTCTTGATTCGCTCTTTAATGTCTTTTGGCTTTTCTCTAAACTTAATTTCTCCAGTTGATGGATCAAAGTTGTCTACTTCGTACCCCGCAGGGATTTCAATTTTTAATGTTGTATTCATTTTATTTATGATTATTTAATGTTATTCTATAATTTCCCAGATTACTACCGGCCTACGAGATACCTCACATAACTTAACCTCTCCACTATCTCTAATCATGCTCTTTTTAACCATTTCTGAAAGCCTTTTCCATACTTGACCTTCTTCTAATCCGGACGCTTTCGCTATATCCCGGAAGGAACCCCGCTTAATCTTTAATAAGCCCCGATAAATTTTATCGTGTATACACTCTTTATGAGGCTTAATAAGTTCATGAGAAATAATTGATGTGGCTTTCATGGCTAGAATGGTAAATCAGGATCTTCATCGATTCCAACATGATCGCCAGAAGTATTATTATTTTGGATTATCTCAATTTTCCATGCATCAAGATTCTGAGCATGCCCCTTTCCGGTTCCATCTTTTTTATCGTATACTCTACCCTGTGGATTGAATGATACAATAACATTTTGCCCCTTCGATAATCCGGATAATGTATCAAGTACTACAGACCTTGAAGTCTGAAACTTTAAAACATTCTCTATCGGTTCGCCTGTATTCGGATTGAATCTTTTACAGTCTAAATAAAATTCCTGTATGCTAAATCCGCTTTCAAATGTTTTTACTTCACTTTTGTTTAATAAAATTCCTCTTAGTTCCATGTTTTTAATTATTTAATGCTTTTAATATTTCTTCTTTGTAAGTTTTGGCAGCTTTAGCCTTTTTAAGTAAGTTTTCTATGTATTCATCATCTTTTGGAATATTGATGTAGTGTTCATGCAGTTTATCGTTATAGAAACGATTATCGAAACTCATGAAAATGCATTCATCTGTACCGGTTAAATACATATTGCTTTGCATTTGTCCGTAATATTTAGGTAAGCTGATTTTTACGTCTTCCGGTGTTTTCAAGGTTAAATGTTCAAGGTGTGTATCTGAATTTGGACATTTAATTTCGGCTGATTTTTTAAGAGCTTTCATGATTACATCTGGTGTGCCCCCTAAGTTGTATTCATCATCATAGAAGAAAACAAAACCATTAGTAGAGGTATAGATAAAATCATCATCATCAATAGATTTACCTAAGTTTTTTGCTAAAGCCATCACAGCAAACGGTTCGGTAGCTTTACCATGCTCCATTGCTTGATTGTATTGCGGTGGCGGTGGTGGCGCTAATACAGATGCAGCACATTTTCTTATATAGGTTTTAGCACCAACGCTTAATATTTCGCCTTTCTTTTTTGCTTCTGGTAATAGTGCTGTCGCTTCACTAGATGTGAAATAAGGCGCTCTAAAATCTAGCCATGCCTCTTCTGTATCAAAAACTGCGTACTTTATCATAATGCCATTTTTTCAGCGTTAGACTTTCCGGTTTCTGTAAGATTGGCATCAAGTGTAAACGCTACCAAATCAGCTCTGTTAAGGTTTGCACCGAATATATTACCGAACATATCACATGCATCTTTTACCGCTAATGTTTTAGCTAATGGAAAAGCCATTGAAATTGCCCCGTTATTTATATTCTGCAGATCAGCCGGGCTTGTGCCTGATTTAGTCTGTAATTGACTTGCGCCTACACCATCATGAAAATACCACTCACCATTAATAGGTGATTTAAAATGTACTCTTACCGTTACCCATACACCATTGAAAGCAGTACCTTGCCCTGTGATCTCAATTTTATATTCTTTGAAGATCTTTCTAAGTAAATGCTCTACCTTGTCAATCGGTAAGTATTCATAAGGTACTTTTTGCTTTGAACCGTTTATAATTACTTCTTTTTTAATGAAAGGGTGTTTCGCGATCCATTTTGAAGGTGGATTTTTACTAAGAAGAAAATTTAACTGGTCATTTTTCCAAGCCTGTTCTAAGTCAATGGTTAAATCTGCAATAGTTGGTAGCTTTTGTATTTCGTTTGACATATTATTTAGTGTTTTAATTGTAATCTTTGAATTTGTCCAAAATGGAGTCTAAATCGAATGGTAGAATACCGCCTAGAGACATATACCATTCACAGAATTTAATTGCTTCGTTCATGGCTACATTATGGGTTTTAAGGTTAATGCTTTAATTTTTGCAGCTTGTTTTTTCTTAGAGACGCCATAGAGAACAAAATCATTCGCAGTTTTGAATGTGGCTTCCACACCACTTGTTACATTTTCTTCTCGATCGATTTCAACCATTTTTAATTCAACTAACTCTAAATCTCTTAATGCTTTGTTTATTGTTCGATTGATGCGAGTTACTTCTGTTCTCAGGTCGTCTATATTGAATGACTGCTTTTTACGGCCTCTCATCTTAATACATATTTATAGTAACCAAATAGGCGTTGCTTCATTTTAGTTCGCCATTCTATTTTTCGCTCAATTTCTTCTTTAGTGAAAAACATTGAACCCGTAACAAGAGAACTTTTCAATGATAGTATCACCAATTCAACATTTACAATCATTTCTAAAACTTTATCTGCTTTATCTGTAGTTGTCATATTAATATGCTTTATGGTTATTTTCACTTTCAAGTCTTGCTAAAGTTGCTATACAGCTTGCCTTAAAGTCTCTAGCAGAATAATCAGCTCTATAATGATGTTTACCGTTTAAAATTGGCTTCATGGTAAACCGGTTTTTGAATCTTTTACTTAGTTTCATCTTCAAGAATATTTTGTGTTAAAAATTTGGTTAATTGTTTTGATTTACATGCCCCATAAGTTGAAATGAAGCCGAATGAGGTAAATATGAAAGCATCGAAAAACCGACTGCATTCTACGCTACAGGTTGCCAGAAAAAAGCTACCTATAGCAATAATTATCAATAAAGCTTTCATATTAGGCGTATTTGAAGTTTTTTCTAAAGTGATTCTTCATAAACCAGTGGTGATCTGCTTCGTCACGCTGATCTTTTGTCTCTTCTGATATAAATTCTTCAACTAAATCAGATAATTCATTGTCTAATTTGAATTGATATTCGTCGTCGGCTTCTACTACAAGAAAGCCATTGGTATTACGCTTAATGCACCAAAATGCATTGTCTTCGTCGAAAAACAACCCTATGAAAAAGTATTCTTCGTTGACCAAGTCCATTTCTTCGAACTGATTATTTAAAATCAATTCTCTAACCTGTTGTTTTTTTGCTAAATTTGCCATACAATAAATCGTTTAATAATTTTTATTAAGCACCTGCCGACTTGGTTGCCGCCTTGTCGGCTTTTTTATTAATTTTCGAATATTTCTTTTTCAGTTAGCCCAAACTCTTTATATATCAATACACAACCATAATGACATAGTTTGTTAGACTTTCTGGTTGCTAATTGCTCTACTGCAACCTGTTTTACACCCAACACACTCGCTAATCTTAATGATAGCTCGTTGCTCTCTTTTATTTTACGGCAAACCGTACTAGCTATTTTCATTTTGTTTATATATTTGCAATGTTACTTTGATGATGCTAATGTACTACACTTTTGTCGTATTACAAATTAATTTACTACTTTTTTGTAGTATTAATTATAACCACCTGAAAACCAGATAGAAAAATTTAATATGAAGAAAAACTTATTATCTTATATAGCATTAGTGATATCAATTATTGCAATTTCAATAAGTTGCTTCACCCCAGGTGATTTGAAAATTGATAATTACAATTCTATCATATCATCTTTGTCCATATTAATTACAGTATTGATAGGATGGCAGATATACGCGTTAGTTGACTACTCAAAATACAGAAAGGAAATTTCTGCTGATTTTGAAAGCTTTAAAAAAGAGACGAATGATTCTTTAAGCCTTAAATTCAATGAAATAAATAATATACTTTCCGAATATGACAAGAAATGGGGAATAATAAATATTAAAATAGAGGGAGATATGGCTTCAATGTATTATAGCGTAGCCTCTGTTCACCTTAAAACAAATGATTATGTAGCATTTTTAGAAAACATGCTTCATTGTATTGTTGCTGCTGAAAGAGTTGGAAACATAGAAATGATGAACAATGCTTCTAAGCATATATTAATTAATGTTAGCTCTGGTTTAGAAATGTCAGAATTTCAATTATCAAGAATTTCCACCTTGTTTTACAAAGGCGTTAATAATTGGAATAAAACATTGTATTATAAAGAATTGGAAAGATTAATACTAAGTATTATTGTGAACGAAAAAAGTGAATTATCACAACTTGATTTCCTATAATAATTTGCAATTAATCTTTTCTGTGCTGTGTAAAATAAAAAAAACAATTAGCAGAAATATAAAAATAAATACATTGATTAAGGTGAATCGCTTAATCCCTTTAGCAGTTACAGGAGGTTCAAAAAGTTTTTTCATTGGTAAAATACATTATGAAGATGTCTTAATATATTAAAATATAAAAAGCAATTTAGCACTAAAACACAAGGTATTAATAGACAGCATGTTAATAAATTCTCATATTCATCATCAGGATCAGTCATAACAAATTAATTTAAACAAATATATGAATAAAAAAGAAACAGAACTACAAAATAGTAGTATAAAAGATTTAGATAAAAGATTAAATCAGGTAATGGATTACCTTTTAACTAAAAATCCTAAAGCATATAAGAATCAGACGCTTGTCGCTAAAGAAGTTGGATTATCACGTCCAAATTTAAATGCAGCTTTAAAAGGAGAAAAATATTTGACAAAATACACTGTTGATAAATTTTGTTTGGCATTTCCAGAATTGAACGAAATTTGGCTTTTGGAAGGGAAAGGAGAAATGTTGAACTCTAAAAATACTCAATCTGAAATTATATATGATAATAATGACTCAATTTCACAACCCAACGACACTATAGAGGGCATCTTAGATGTTGTTACACTTTTATTTGCTCAAGTCAACACACAGGATAAAAGCCTTTTATTTATTCAGGATCAAATTTTAAAGTTGGTTAAGAAGCAAGACGAAATGAATAAAGACATGAAAGAGTTAATGAAATCATTAAATAAAACAACTGTTAAAAATTAATTAAAGCTAAATGTATATACTTCTGGGGTTACCTCATGAATAGTGTATCCTAATTCACTTGCAAAAATTTTCAGTTCTTTTAAGCCAGATAATACGTCTTTATTTATCTGCTTTCTCACCTTTTCTAGTTTTAACAGATAACTTTCTTCAGACAGAAGATTATTTGTATAGTCCTCCCACAAGCGATCGCTAAGCCCCATTAAAATTCTGGCTTTTTCCCTTCTAATATTTCCCAT